CCCCATGAAGTGGTTCACAATGTGTAACAACACAATGTGATGAACCCTCATGACCATTGTACTTAGGGTGTAAGTTGTTGATCACCTACTGTAAGGTGTCCCAACAGTTCACTGAAAACACTCTAATGAGAATGTTCCATCTGTAACCGTGCTGAAGTAATTCATTGTTTTTTGAAAAAAATGATAATGTGATTGATATATTTGTATATGTTTTCTCTGGATAATGGCTCTTGTAGCTCAAATCGTACTTGATAACATCTCATTTGACTTCAAAGAAGTGAGCAGGTTTAGAGTTGTCAGTAAAGATTTCAAGAAGTATGTCTGGAATCATTTTTAGGTCATATATCATGGTCATGCAAGGTGCTATTCATATCAAACTAGGTAATATTAACATAAATTCAAAAACTGGTGGTTTTTTTGTTTTATTATAGACCTTCGCATTAGTAGCAATGTGAGTAAGTTGATTGAATGCCTTTTTATAATCATCATCGATACATCTCTTCATAGAAATTGTATCTATTGCATTGAGAAATGTTTTCCTTGGTAATGACCATATGCTTGGTTTGAGTTCATTAACCCAAGATTGTAGAGTATATGCAGTTGTCTCTGTAAGAATCCAGATCATGACATGACACAATGGACCACTGTAACTAGTTATATATAGGAAAACAAGCTTGTTGCTATCATGCAAAATTCCTCTCAGCTTCTCTAGTCTGTGTTTTTTTGTTATTTCGTATGTTTTGTAAGTGTCTTTCAGGAGTGTTGACACTGCATGTGCTGTTGCCCCACATCGCCATTTCAGATCTTCATCTTCATACACATCACGAGGAATTTGACTCTTTGCAACCTTTAACAGTTGATAAATGTCATCCATTTCAGTATATACAGATTATTTTCTTTTTGCCTGTCTGTGCCCCACATCACCATTTCAGGAGTTCATCTTCATACACATCATGAGGAATTTGACTACACCTGCCAACACCTGAAGTAACAGAGAAACTAAAGCAATGGTTTGGTTCAGTTTACCATTTGACATAGAACTGGGCAATAGGATGCATCAAGAAATCCTGGAAAATACAAGTTCAACAGTATTCGGTTCAGAAAGAAATGCGTGAATCAATATAATATTTCAAATGACTACAGATACAGGATACTGCCAAAGATATCAGTGTGCACTACCACTTGCTAAAGTGTTACAAAAATATAAAACAATATAAGAACATTTGTCAGGAGTCATAAAACTAAATGACTGATAACATCAATGAGAAAGTCCTGCATATTTTTAACACATACTACTACAACCTTATAGATGACCTTGTAGCAAGTGGGAAGAGCTTTTCAGATAACATATCAAGTTCAATTAAAGTAAAGAACCTTAAAACAGAGAAGTACATTAAACCTTTCTATCAAGCTCTTGAAAGCCTACATAGTTTTGTTTTTGCAAATGACCCTGACCCACTCTATAACTGCAATGAACTGCACAAACTACCAATTACAAAAGGTGTATCATTTGCAGATGTGCTCCCAGATGACAAGAGCACCATTGCTTACTACATATATGTCTTAGCACTGTATAGCAATCTCTACATGATTGAAGATGTTGATGAGAAGGTGGTACTGTTTGACTACTATACTGAGGTTTTCAAGGATATCCAAGCTGGTAAGAAACCAGACATGAAAGGTATTTATGATCAGTCCATTCAAAATTGCCTGATGAATATTTATACTGTCAGGAACCCTGTTCAATCAACAGAATCATTTGAGAATGCTGCTGAACTCCTTGCCAATACAAAGATTGGTGAAATTGCCAAGGAAATTACAAGCGAAATTGACCTATCAAAACTCAACATTGACAAACCTGAAGACCTCCTTGATATGAAGAAGATGTTTACTCAAGGTAGCCCTATCAGTGGAATTATTGAGAAAGTAGGTACAAAAATTCATGACAAGATTGCAAAAGGTGAGATTAAGCACGAAGAACTCATGTCAGAAACATTCAAGATGCTAGGAGCCCTCAACCAGTCTGGCAATCCACTCCTGAATTCTCCCTTGATGAAAGACCTTATGAAGAATATGGGTAGTATGGGCAATATGGGTGTTCAGAAACCCAAAAGATCAAAGTCACAGAAAAATTGAAGATACTCAAAAAAGAGACAAATATAGCAGACAAGGATGGATATGGATAAACTTCTTACCAACAAGAAATACAAAGCTTTAGCCCCAGTTGTCAAGTTCCTTATCCAGGAAGATGTCATGAAACATGTGACCTATCTAGATAAGTTTATGTCAGCCTTGAAAGCATTGGTGATAAAACCTTATTTGAGAACACACTATGGTGAGAACATTATGAAGATACTATTAGTAAGAGATGCATTATCACGCTTTCCACATGAAAAGAAACCCAATGATATACCAGAAGAAGTTACTGAAAGGTATCGCTATCATTTTGCAGCTTGGACCTTGTGGTTACAACACAAGAACAAAGTCTACATACCATTACAGAAAGTCTGTGCAATTGTACACGAGTATGACTTGGATTTTGACAAATTCTGTCAATTTATAAGGAAGCACCTTGAGAAGAAGTTATATACATTGGTTGATCTGGCATTTTGTGAGGAGTATATATCCAAATTGTTTACATCATCAACTTTACAAGCAAACAAGCAAATTCCTTACATTGACAACCTTGATCAACATCAAAACAACATTCTTCAATTGGTAGTGACATCACGATTTAGTATATTGATAGGTGGGGCAGGAGTGGGAAAGACAACTACAGTAAGTGAACTGATCAGAATACTCTTGGATGATCCATTGATGTCAGTCTTTTGTCTGGCTTTTACACACAAAGCAAAACATTGTTTACAAGACAAACTCCCAAGTACAGAAGAATATCCAAATCTTAATGTGATGACTATACATAGTTTCATACTTACACATAAAAGTAGTAGTCTCCCTACTAAATGTTTCATCATTGTTGATGAGTCTTCAATGGTTGACTTGGAGCTTATGGGAGAGCTAGCAAATTTGTTGCTTTCATCAGAATCTTACTATCAAATTTTGATGGTGGGAGATCACATGCAATTACCACCTATTGGTAGGGCAGAGGTATTCAGGCTTGCAGTTGACCAACACCCTAATGTGCACAAACTTGAGCATTGTTATCGTGTTGACAAGCATGACTTATTTGAGGCTTATCAGGACATACGAAATGGCAAACTGCCAAAGAAAAGCGAGAATGTGGATATCAACATTGCGGAATCAGACAAAAGTACAAACTCCCTTATTGGCAAATTAATCTATCAAAATTACAACCCATCTAAGAGTCAAATCATTGCTTGGCAAAACAAAGATGTATTTAAAATTAACAAATGGGTTCAAGCCATGTTGGTTAAAACGGGACAAGTTGGTCCTGAGTCATTCAAAGAGTATTATCTAAATGATAATGTTGTATATACTGGTGAGAACAGTGAAACATGCACTAATGCATTACTTGGGCGTATCACAAAGGTTAACACTAACTCAATAGAGATTGCATGGAAAAATGAACGGACTAGCACACTCACACAAGTACAAGACATAGGTTTAGCATATTGTATGACAGTACACAAGAGTCAAGGTTCTGAATATGATCATGTCATTGTGCCTTGCTATGATGTTCAAAAAATGAAAGGATGTCTAGATAGAAGATGGCTATACACTGCATCCACAAGAGCAAAGAAGAGCCTAAAAATCATTGCAACCAGTGACATTGTTGAGTTCATTGAACAACCAATCAACAACATGCCAGTCACAAATATCAGAGTTGTTTAGATTGGTTGCAGTCTTGAAACATATTCTATTGTTATTCTCTTTTCTGGTATCTATATTTACACAGGACACTCATGAATGTCATGCTAATTGAATTTATTACTTTATTGTAACATGGATACAGAAAAGATATGGTACAAAGATCCAGTAAACTTCATATCTGATCCCAATAAGTTACTGTCATTCATACCAAAACAAAATTCTACAATCACTGAGCAACTTAATGATGCCTTTCGTTTTTCAATCTATTTTGGTGTAATTGTTACAATAATGAGGCAAGACCTTAGAGCCCTATTTTTCATACTTTTTACGGCATGTCTTACATATTTCATTTACTCTTATGAGGAAAATCAACGAGTATCCAGGGCTGAATTGTTCAATACACTTAACATGAAGCAAGATAAGCAAGGTGTACCATGTACATTACCAAGCAAGAGCAATCCATTCATGAATGTGCTCTTATCAGATTATGAGAAGTTTCCTAACAGACCATCAGCTTGCAAAATTACAAACAAACCTGTTAAAGACAAAATCAACACCTTTCTTACAGAAACTATCCCAAGGGATGTTGAAGATGTGTTTTCTAAGTCCCCTATTGATCTTCAATTCCATACTGTTCCGTCAACTACTATTCCAAACAACCAAGGTGATTTTGCAAAGTGGCTCTATGGCAAAGGACAATCATTCAAAGAAAAAGGAGTACTCAGTTATGATTGGCGGTAATTATATTTTCTGCAATAGGTACAAAGATGTCATACGAATTGGTTGGAAACCGATTGAGTCAAGATGCATGTGCAATTGAACAAACTGATGTAGAAAATAAGAAAATCATAGACTATACAACTGCAAGGTATTTTGATGATAATTCCAACCAGTATCAAATTAATACCAAATTTGGATATGGTGTTGTGAATCCAGATATGATAGATGCTGAAAGTTGTATCAAGTTAGTTAGAGATATAAGAGGACCTGTCCATCAACAATTAAGTACACGCTTGTTTCATGCCATTCCTGACCTATCAAGGGGAGTATGTGTGCCTAACATTGAGAGCCAGCTACAACAAGGTGTAGGTGGACATGACAAACAGTGCAAAGGAGCAAAATCTATTGATACATTTGTACCATTAACATCTTGTATGACTAATTACATTTATGGTGCAACACTTGCAATACCAGATGTACATACAATTGGACGACCTTCTAAAGATATTCTGAAAGAAATGAGACAATGCTCAATTTGAAAGAATTACATTGATGTAGAACTTACAAGCGTTTTTTTTCTACCCATATATTACAAATTATTACTCATGAGTATGAACAGGATGATATATGATTCATGTGCATATAATTCAGAGCTTCAGCAAAGTACTGCCCCACTCTCATATGTATTGGACCCTGTAAGGTATGAAAACTGCAACAAATGTCGCGTAAACCTGGGTATTGTTGGAGGAACCAATGTCAGTCATATAGCTGGTAACCTTATTGACCTGGAGAATGACCTGAGGGGGCAGAATCGTCCCAACACACATTGTCCTACTTATAAATTCCTGCCTGGGAGTAACATTCAAGGCAAGGAGTATATCAAACCTGTACAACATCCAAATATTGACACAAATATGAAACATCTTAATGCATGTCAATTTGTAACTTATGAATCAGTTCCACTACCACAAGAGATGTCAAAGTATTCATGTAAACAATAAATGCTAACACATTTTTATCTTGTCATAGGATAAGTTGCTTCAACATGAGCTTCAACCGCCTCAATTATGATGCTTGTACATATCAAACCAATCTTACACAAAGTGTAGGTCCATGTGACTATCTCCTTAATACTCCAACAATTGAATGTCAGAAATGCTTGACTGTTGATAGTCATATGATTCCACAGACATCTGGTGTCAGCACATGTGATGATATCAGTAAAATGACAGATGTAAATAGTGAGCTACTGGGTATTACAAGAAAAGCAACAAATTGTCCAACAGGAAAGTACTCTCCTAACACACAGCAAAGTAATTTGTGCACACCAAGACCACTGGCTGATTGTAAAGCAGTTGTAACAGAAGATACAAGGCTGAGTAACCCACCACATACATTGCGGTGCACTGGATGGAATAGGTGGGAGTGGCTATGCCATGATCCACAGAGTAAAGCAATTATGCCATTTGAACATAATGTATCTTATCGCAGGGTAGTCAAGGATAATCATCGTCCATGTATTCAAACACCAATCAACCAAGCTCCTTTGCTACCACCTGGACAATTTGTGGAGACAGAAGACCCTATTTATTCACCGCCAGAAGGAAAGCATTTTGATACAATCCCTTCGACTCATTGGCGTAAATGTCCACAAACATATGTAAGTAGCTAACTAACTGTGAATACTTTATTTAGCAAATTTGAAAAATTGATATACCTGATTGACTTGACAGTGTATACAAAATGGTGCAAAGATATACACGCAAATTTCCAGAGCTATTTGACACAGGAGTATATCTTGTCTACAATAGCGATTTTATAAATGATCTCATTTATCTTGTGACCAAAAAGAAAATTTCTGTCATAGGTGCTATGAGAGCAATTGATAGACAGACAGATACAATCACATTCAAGCCACCGATGAATTTGTTCAGAAGAAATGTTATGAATGTAATGGCTTCAACAAGAAAAGCTTATGCACATCTACTTCTTGGTTTTTTAGCGCTGTCACTTGTTGCAAAGTTTTTCAAACAAGAAACAGTACAAAATATAGATACAATGATAAACAGGTGCTACTCATTTATCAAACATATTGCAAGTCTACAACCAAACAATGATCGTGAAGTAAGATATATGATCAAACGCATTGAACTATTCAACAAACTTCAAAGAGAGATCAGGAAACCATCAAGTGATTACATTGTGGTACTTGATAACTATCTGTACCCAAACATACCATTTTCCAGCGATATTGTTCAATCCTGAAGACCTTAGTTTACTGGGTAATATGACTGTATGCAGGTTATCAAATTTATTTCTTGTCATGTGTGTAGAACAGGAGAAGATATAGTCACAATGGTAAACAACTGGTGTTCATTATTATTGTCATGATGAAACCACCAAACTCTAAATCTTGTCATATGTAAAAGTATGATTGAAATTTATGTTGCTGTCACATTACTAGGTCTTGGTTACATACTTAACCTTCAAAGTGAGACTGCAAGAACACCACCTAAACCTAACAAGCAGGTGAGTGTTAATGAACTTAATAATGCCCATAATGTTTATGATTCACGATTTTTAGAAACCGCTCGCAAGCTTGAGTATGCAAAAGCACAAGACCTTTATAACAAGGCTGCAAAAAATCAGAATGTTATATTCAAAAACCCAGATATGCATGTGCAAAGCTCTCTGTCTGGTATGAAGATACCAAAAGAAGAATTCCGTCACAACAATATGCAACCATTTGGACGAGTCAAGGCTCACAATCATGAGAATCGTCAACTAGAAACCTTTACAGGAACATCATCACATTACAAGCCAAAGCGCGAAGTTGTCAATTTGTTTCAACCAGAAAAAGATGTTTCAAACATTTATGGTTCACAGGTCAACACACAGTTCTATCTGGACAGAGCTGTACAGTCCAGAGTTAAGAACAATGTATTACCATTTGAGCAGGTCCAAGTGGGTCCAGGTCTTGGTAAATCATATTCAGCTAAACCAACAGGAGGTTATCAACAACTGGAAGTCCAGGATTATGCACGCCCTAAAACTGTGGATGATCTCCGACCAGGAAATAAACCAAAAGTAACATACAGTGGACGAACTGTAGATGGTCAGAAGGGAAGCAAACCTGCCACTATTGGGCAAGTAAGTAAGAATAGAGTAGATACATTCTATCAGAATACACCTGACAGGTACTTCAAAACAACTGGTGCATTCTTGAAACCCATACAACATGCACAACCCGTGGACAAAGATACAAACCGACAAACAAATTCAAGGGACTATACAGGTATTGCTTACAAAAATACAAAGGGTGTGCAAACAAGGGGTGCTGTTGCTCAGCCAATGAAGACTCAACTTAAAAATTTCAATATAGGACAGGCTACCTTTGTACAACCACAGCATGGTGATTATGGTAAAGCAAGCATTCAAACTTATACAAATGAGAGAGATATTACACAAACACGGACATATCAAAGCAATATTATGACAGCTGTTAAGGCACTTATAGCACCCATTGAGGACTTTATCAGACCAACAAAGAAACAACAACTTGTGGGCGTTAGGGAAAGTATGATGCAATCTACACTACCTCCAAAGCAAACTGTATATGACCCAAACAATATTGCTCGGACAACAATAAAAGAAACAATCTTACATGAGACTGCTGATCTGAATGTCAGGGGACCCGTGAAGAATATTGTTTACGACCCTGATAGTATAGCAAGGACAACACTAAAAGAGACAATGGTTCAAGAGACTCCTGATCTGAATGTCAGGGGACCCGTGAAGAATATTGTTTATGACCCTGATGGTGTAGCAAGAACAACACTAAAAGAGACAATGGTTCAAGAGACTGCTGATCTGAATGTCAAGGGTTATGTTAAAAATATTGTTTACGACCCTGATGGTATAGCAAGAACAACACTCAAGGAGACAATGGTTCAAGAGACTGCTGATCTGAATGTCAAGGGTCCTGAGAAGAGTAGAGCTTATGACCCAAACAGTATTGCAAAAACAACAATCAAAGAAACAATGGTGCATGAAGCCCAATATGCAAATATCAAGGGACATTTTGAAGGTAGTATGGTGGACCCACATGCAAGTGCAAGGACAACCACAAGAGAAACATTGCCTGGTACTGATACTAATTTGAATATCATGAGTCAACAGAAGAAACAGATGGTTTATGACCCTACAGATTTGCCAAGACCAACAATAAAAGAAACAACATTAGGGTTAACTAGACAATATGGAAATGCTGGAAATCCTGAACAATTTCAAGGAAGTTATAAAGATCAATCATATATTGTCAAAGAAACATCAAGAGTTCATGATGAGTATGCTGGAAACCCATCGGCACAATCAGCAAATGCATACCAAACACTTGATGTTGTACCAAAAGACACACAGAGGCAAGAATTAACTGATAATGATTACTTTGGAGTTGCACAAAAACAAGGTGCACAAGCTCCTATGTCATATTCAGATGTATACAATGCGACTATTGACTCACTGAAAGAAGAACTTGAAGTTGGGCGCAATCCAACTGCTAGTAGTGTAAAAATTGCATCAGGTGTAGATTCAGTATTTATGTCTTCCAACAAGATTGAGCAAGCAAATGAGATCATTGGCAATTTTGAACGAGTGAATAACATAACAAAAGATAGACTGGATGTCAACTTTACTAAATCTCCTCAAGAGTATGGCAATACATTCAATATTGATTCTGATTTACTCAAGGCATTCAAGGAAAACCCTTATACTAAACCATTAGATAGTTCAGTGTGATTTTTTTTGGATATGTGTAGTAATATATGAATGATGAAAACAAAAAAGACATCAAGTGAACAGATCATACATGAACTTCTTGTGAATACTAGATACATCTTTAACCATTTTTTATTGCATTTGTGGAAAAAGGTTTACCAGAATAATGAAGTACCCCAGCGGTTGTGGTTAAAAACCTTCCAACTTGATCTCAAAAAGACTGCAGAAATTTCAACATCTGAATTCAAGACTATAATAGACAGTAAACAAATGATGATAGGAATTGAGTTAGCCAAACAAGCAAGTAGTCATAATGTTACTGAGGTACAGTTTTTAACTTTATTAAAAGATACTCTAGTGTCTATTGCTCGTGAAGTATGGTATGCACCATATATTATGTACTTGGTCACACATCAAAAACACAAGGTCATGCAAGCTTATGAAAAACTTGACAAAATATATTTACATGCATTGACAATGACCATTCACAAGTTCCAACATGACTATAGTGGTGTAGGAGGGGGGGATGATATGACAGAAGATGTTGATAAAAATCTGATATCAACTGAAGATATTGATATTAACAACTTACAGAAAATATCACCAGAACCAGAGCATGATAGTCCTTCAAGTAGCACCAGTTCTTCCAGTAGCTCCAGTTCTTCCAGTAGTTCCAGTAGCTCCAGTAGTTCCAGTAGCTCCAGTAGTTCCAGCTCTTCTTGCGTTAGCAAAAGTGATGCTTTATCTGAAATTTCCAGCTTCACAAACAACTCTTCGTCATCTAGTTCTAGATCAAATTCATCAAAATTTGAAAGTCAATGTAATGCTATTGGAGATGATCTGTGCAGTATCTACATTCCCAGGAGAAAGCCTTCAACTGGTAAGAAACACCTTCATGAGCGTATGAAGAAATTTATTACCACTAGGATCAAAAAGGTAAAAAAATAAAATACCTTAGGTTTAAAATGTCTAATCATTACATTACCGCAGGAGTTGTATTCAGCATTATTGCTTTGCTACTTGTATGTTTTAACCAGCGTAAGTCTGACCAGCGGGTAGATATTCCATTTATTGTAAAGGTGACTGTCATAGCCCTCATCATTTGTGTTCCCACTGCATACATCTTATTTGAAACATGTGAGAACAACATGATGACTAACATTATCAAATCCAAACCAGACTTTTAGTTTTGTGCTCATAGTGTAAGTTTAGACCATGCTTGAAGAGCAGATGTACATATTTACAGCAATCATTCTCATATTAATAAATGTAGCATATGATAAGATTACTATACTTCACAATACACTGTTTTCCTATGTAAGTTTATTCCTTGTACTGATTTCATTAAGTGTTTGGGAAAATCAACAAGGGATTGTAATCCTATTGCTCCTATTATATTTTCAAAGTATCAAGTTTACGCGTTTTCCAAATCATAATATAACATATGCTAAGGTAGGATCAACAGATGAAACAACTCAAAATCAAAAGATTTGACATGTCTAGTATTGGAGATGACAAGACAATTGTACTCATTGGTAAGCGTGATACTGGGAAAAGCTTTCTTACAAAGGATATCCTCTGGTATCATAAAGAAATTCCTATTGGAACTGTGATATCAGCCTCAGAAAATGTAAACAAATTCTACAGTTACATTGTTCCTAAGAAATTCATACATGACGATTTCTCCCCTCATATAATTAGTAGTGTCCTGCAACGACAGGATTATGTGATAAAGAAATGTAGAAAAGAGATAAAAAAGAAGGGCGAAACTGACATTGATCCAAGGGCATTCCTTGTGTTGGATGATTGTTTAGCTGATTCCAAGGCGTGGGTTCGTGATAAGCATATTAGGTCTTGTTTCATGAATGGAAGGCACTATAAGTTGCTGTTTATACTAACATGCCAGTACCCTTTAGGCATTCCTCCAGAGCTGAGAACAAATATTGACTATGTTTTCATTTTGCGTGAGAACCTTATCAATAACAGAAAAAGAATTTATGAGAATTATGCAGGCATGTTTGACTCATTTGAGTCATTCTGTGATGTGATGAATCAGTGTACAGAGAATTATGAATGTCTTGTGATTCATAATAATGCCCGAAGCAATAGACTAGAAGACCAAGTCTTCTGGTACAAGGCAGAACAGCATGAACCATTCCGTATAGGTGCTTCACAATTTTGGAACATGCAAGATAAAGATGGGAGTGACTCTGACTGTGATAGTCATCAAGAGTTTGATACACATAAGCGTGGCAAGACAGGATCGCTCAATGTTAGAAAATTGAGTCAGTAAAAAGTAAATAATCTATATCAATGATATACAAGATGTCACTAATGGAGCTTATCAAGACGGGCTTTGGGATTTCAGTTGGAAGTATCTTAGCATTGCTGATCTTTTTTGCACTAGGTATTGGTATATTCATTTGGGGTTTCATCTTTGTCAAACGAGAGATGAAAAAGCCATCAGCAGAGCGTCACAAAGGAAAACTAATTACTGGGTTTGTCCTCATGGGTCTTGGTATGCTTCTTTGCCTCGGTTTTGGAGCCCCTATATTTTTTGGTTTGCTAGGTGAATCACTATAATAAACTTATTGTTTAGTCATCAAGAGTCCAGTGAGTAAATAATCACATAAGATTTATTGATAAAAAGTAGTAGTCATGTCTGGGTTGAAATCAGTCATTATGTTTTTGATATTCACTTCTGCAATTCTTATAATTATGGGTATCTATGAACAGAGACTTGCAGAAGCAGAGAAGAGAGTACGAGTTGAGTACAAGTACATTCCAAGGTCATTATATGAAGAACAACTAGCTAAAAATAGTGTTATTACAGATAAGATTGATGATATATTCTTGAAAGAATCACCCTGGCTTGATAGAAGTGTTGGCAGACTCGATGATTTAAATACAGCAAGCATAAAAAACTGATTTTATTGAAATGATTGCACGGTTCTTTGAAATGCTATAATAAATGAGACAATGACTTTTATTGGTTCTGGAAAAAGAATGATTACAAAACTTTCTATATCATGCCTGAAATAGGACTAATTGACAGAATGTATCTTCAAGTTGACTCCCGACATTTGTTATACATACAACTACTACAGTCTGGAAACAAAATTTATGTGTCCTTTGTCTCCGTTGGCTCCACTTCAGTATCTGCTTTGTTCTTCAGCCATACATCTTTCTGTTCAATTGCTTTTGCAATCATCATCTCGGAACGCTGTTTGTGATAAAGCTCCTTTTTAACAAGGTTCTCCTTGTACTTTTTCACTAGGGTGTTCAGTTCTGTCTCGCTATATTCTTGGTCTGCAACTTCAGTTGGGTTCGGGCACCATGGGCACCAACATCCTACTTCTCCAATATAGATATCAAACTTCCCGTCAAGGTCCTTCAGTAGCATGGCTCGCTTCCTTGCCTCCTCTAGACTTTCATAGACACCTCGCACCTTGATACCCCGCACACTTGTTTGATAACTATTTGACTGATTATACTCAGTCTCAAGTTTGTTGGAATTGTCTGCTTTGAACTGACTAAATTCATCTTGTAGACGCCCAGCATCAAATACAAAATCATACCTTGCTTCAAGGTTTACAAACATGTCTACAGTGTCATTATCATCCTTGAACTTTTCCTTTAGGTTAGTAAATAGGTCCTTGACATCCCTTGAATAAAATTCAAGAAATTTGTTTAGTTGCCATACTTCCTTCTGGAGGATAACCTGTTCAGGAGACACAAATGACATACAGACATAGTTCTGACCGCGGATGGGTGGGTCAGAATCTAGAAAGTCCTCTTGCTTTACTGGAACGCGTGTAACTGAATCTGCCATATCTATATGATTTTTATACTCTGGTCTTATATACTTTTCTTTATAAAGTCATCTGGGACATAAGTTCAGTTTATTCTTTTTTCCCTCCTGAAAGAGGAAAAAGATTCTATATATATATTTCCACAAGAACCATACATGTGTTTTTTTGTTTGCAAACACATGCTTTAGAGATGCTCTATACAAGAATACACTGTAAAATTATCTTAATATAGAATATAAACATGGATTATACCTTTGATGTTAAGGAACTTATTATGCGCATCTTCAAATATATATTTGAGGGTCTTATTGTGGCTGTAGCAGCATATCTCATCCCAGGAAAGAAAATGAAAGCTGAAGAAATTCTCACCATTGGTATTGTTGCTGCTGCAACATTTGCAGTCCTTGACCTATTTGCACCTTCTATTGGTACATCAGTGCGGTCTGGTGCTGGTCTAGGTATCGGACTAAACTTGACAGGACTTGGAGCAGTGCCCACATTTGCTCGCCCATAAGTAATATAGGAATTGTATAGTCATCAGTAAAAACTTTCCAAGTATTTATTTTATTCTCGTACAAACAAGACAATCTTTTGTATGATGGTGTCATTTCATCATCTTCAGTATATCTTTTGGTGATAGCTGACTATATTGGGGTAGCCATTTTTTAATAAATAGACAGTCTGGGTCAAACCGTTTGACTTGTGCATGTGGAGATAACTTGAAACGATAGAGAACCGACCACTCCCAACCACCTCGGTTTGCAGATGGATAGTAGTCTACTGTATGCTGTGCAAACCACATTTCATAAATGCGCCAGTCTTGTTTTAGATGCCTACACAAATACATGCAAAGTATCATACGCAGTCTGTTATGCATAAACCCAGTCTCATAGAGACACTTCAATGAAGCATCAATAATTGGAACCCCTGTTGTTGCCGTGCATACTTTTTGATATATTTTCGGGTCATTATTCCATTCATGTTCTGTTTTTGTCCAGCTAGCATTAGGTTTGTTGCTTACCTGACCTTGCAAGGTTTCAGGAAACCAGTATACCATTTGTTCATAGAATGCCCTCCAGTACAGTTCTTGTATGATATTGTGTTCAGGTCCATATGTATCATGGACAGTCCAGTATACTTCACGAATACTAACACAACCATATTTGAGATATGGTGACAATAATGTGGTTTTATTCATGTATGGAAAGTCACGATCGGTGCTATAATTTTCAAATTCACATTTCTTGAGTGTCGCCAATCTCTGGAGCCCATGTGTTCTTCCGCCAATCAATAGAGAGTTTATAGTTTTGGATTTTTCGTAGAATTTGTGCCACTTAGACTTTGGTAGAAGTTGTTGAAGCAGTGGCTCTTTTAGGAGCAGGTTTTTGGGGATTTTCTGTTGAGATGTATTTTGAACATCGTGGTTCATGTACTTGTTCTTGAAAGCACCATACACTTTGTAGGGTTTCTCCATATTGACAATGTCTACCAAGCTGTATTCATTCCAGGATGTAATTAACTTTGTGAATTGTATAGATGTATCTCGTTTGCGTGCAAATGGTGTATAGTCACAGTTGAATGCCACAGCACTTACTTCAAAAACAGATGACAGGTGTTTCAAGACATGTTCATCCTCAGCATGAAATGTATGCAACATAGAACCACATTCATTTAATTGACTATCAAGGTCTTCAAGCGATTCTATCATAAACTTTACCGTAAAATTGCCAAAGTACTTGTTTGTGTCTTTGTCAATTTGCTTTGGATTAAAAATGAACACTGGTAAAAGCTTACATTTGTTCTTTTGTGCATACTCAACAGCTTTGTCAAAAGCAACATTATCATATATGCGCAAATCTCTCCTGAAAATGAATATAACAACTTTCATGTTGTTGATTCGATAAATATAATATAAATAGAGACTTCAATTTCTTCAAGTACTTGGAATAAATTCCCAGTCTAAATCAGCGCAAATCTTTCTCCAAATTGAGTCCTGCAAGTGGAGTTTATCTTTACTTTTCAGTAGGGAGAACAACGGTAAATATTCATCCTCAGCAAGCAGTTGAAGCATCTTGTGTAAACAATATGAATACGACAAGAAATTTTTACGATTTGCTGGCGAATGCCTCAAGAAAGGTCCTTGAACCTGCCTGAACATCGTGCGTAGCTTATCTTCTAGCTCTGGTGGCATCTGGATGATAGGTTTCCCTGTAAGTCTGTTGATAATATGAGGTATGTGCTCGTACTTGTTAATCTGTAATTTCCTCAGTATCTCCCTAACCTTTTTAGGGGTGACATCAGCCATGTTTGTTATCTTTAGTTTCTTGATTTCAACAAGGATTTTATCATAAACTTCTTCAGGTATATCTGTAGACTCCTTACCTTGAATTTGAGAAAGCCATTCATTTAAATGATTACTCCGTTTATATGCATAAAAGCTTATCTCTTTTGGCGGGTCACGATATGAGGGTTTCTCATGGTCTATAATGATGTATTCTATACTGTGGCACTTGTTACACAATACATACCCATCATTGGCTAGTGTTACAATATCTGTTGACTTGCAATACTTGCATTGTTCCTCACATTCATATTGACAGTTAGGGTCTATATACATCGGGTCAATCTTCTGAAGATAAGCATTGAGTAAGCCTCCACGCGTGTCATCAACTTCTAATAAAGTGTCAGGTTCTGCTACATTGGTTGCTTCTTGTGCAGTGAAAAACTTCATGATACCATTATTCACATTATTAACTTTTGGGCTATCTGTTCCTTTCTCCACAATATCATAGTATTTGAAAAGGACATTAGCTGTATCAACGAGATAGTTTGTCACATTAAAGCTTTCTTTAATTTGCTTCACACGCTTGTAGCTTGAGCTTTTCTCATCTTGTAATGCTATAAGAGTGGAAAAAAGGGTTTCTTTCTCAGCATCATTTGTGGTATTTTTAAGTTGTGTACTTACTTGCTTAATCCTTTCCTCCAACTCAATGATTTTTAGCTCTAAAGACTCTTTTTCAATTTGCTTATCATTAACTTTAGTAAGGAATTGTTGATGATGTATATCTAGTGTTGGTTTGTTTGCTACCTGCTTATTTTTTAAGAATACACGCCTATTAGAACTATTTCCTTTCATCTACTAATCATGTACCATGTTTGCTTTTGTTGTCTTATGTATTAATGCTCGGAGGGTTTTTGAAGGTATACATAAAAGCAGTAACAACAAAAATTGCTACCCAGATAACAGTTACACCTGAAACTACAAATGACCACAGTAGGCAGTTTCCTGCCATCATACAGTTGATGGTATAAATGGAGAGTGCAATAGGAATGGTCATCAGTAGTAGTGCAATAAGGCGCTGTCCAAGGTCATACTTTACAATGTATTCTTTACCTGTAATCTCATCAGTTGCAGGGAACTCTAGAGGGAGTAGTATAGTAACAACAAGAACAATGTATGCAATTGCTGCAATAAAAGCTGGCATATATAGTTGAAAACCAATCAATTTGCGTGTTTCACTCAGGCGTTCCATGTTCATTTTAGCCATTGATTTATTTTGTGTGTAGAAAATATTTCAGTGCTCCTAAAGTCAATATATAGTAGCTCGTTTGTCCAAATTATTTTTTCTCTTCCTATATTATAAAGAAATGGGAGGCGGTCTCATGCAACTTGTTGCCTATGGTGCTCAGGATATCTACCTTACAGGTAACCCTCAAATTACTTTCTTTAAGGTAATCTATAGGCGTCACACAAACTTCTCCATTGAGAGTATTGAGCAGACTTTCAATGGTGAGGCTGGTTTCAACCGTAAAGTGACCTGCACTATCAGTCGCAATGGTGACCTCATTCATCGCATGTACATGCGTGTCCAGCTACCTGATGTAGTTGTCCCTGCTCCTGCAGGTGGCAACCTAACAGGCTTCCGCTGGCTTGACTGGATTGGTCATGTGATTGTCAAGACTGTTGAGGTTGAGATTGGTGGGCAGAAGATTGATAAGCACTACTCAGAGTGGCTTGCCATCTGGAATGAGCTAACCCAGACTGCTGGACATGCACTTGGCTATGCTGATATGGTTGGACACACCCGCGACCTAAATGAGCTCACTGTTGGCAAGGCAGGCAACACTGTTGTGTCTGGCAAGGAGCTATACATTCCTATGCAGTTCTGGTTCTGTCGCAACCCTGGTCTAGCTCTACCTCTAATTGCTCTACAGTATCATGAGGTTAAGCTAAATGCCGAGTTCCGTGATGTTGTTGACTGTTATTGGTCAGGTACCTCATCTGACAGTGGTGCTACATGGACATACGCGCCAAATGCTTGCAAGCCCAGTAACTTCACTGCTTCTCTTTATGTGGATTATCTATATCTTGATACAGATGAGCGTAGGCGTTTTGCGCAAAGTTCACATGAGTACCTCATTGAACAGCTACAGTTCCAGGGTGATGAGAGCATTCCCCAAAACTCTACCTCATGGAAGAGCAAGCTCAACTTCAACCACCCTGTCAAGGAGCTGGTCTGGGTACTACAGCGTGATGCTATGGTTAGCTCACTGGATACTGACAGCACCCTTCTACGCCCTGGTAAGCAGTGGTTTAACTGGACCACTACTCCTGCTGGGTCTAAGGCAATCATTGCACCTGGTTCCGCCACTGCCCCAGCTGTGTATGTACCATCATCTATTGCACCAACTGGTGATAACCTAATGGTGACTGCCAAGCTACAGCTGAACGGTCATGACCGCTTCTCTGAGCGTGGTGCTCGCTACTTTAACCTTGTACAGCCTTACCAGCATCACGAGAATGTGCCACCAGCTGGTATTTATGTGTACTCCTTTGGTCTCAAGCCTGAGGAGCATCAACCATCTGGTACTTGCAACATGTCTCGTATTGACAATGCTACCCTACAGTTCAGCCTACATGGCGGACAGGGTTCTTGTCGCATCAAGGTGTTTGCAGTGAACTACAATGTTCTTCGAGTCATGAGTGGCATAAACTATATGGTACAGTATGTCAAGATGGTTATGCAACAGTTCACAGCTGTTGCTGCCTGACTACTGAGCCCTCCTGTGCCCAACAGTCGGCTGCCACACTTTGATGTGGGTAAACAGTGCTACCGACTAGTCAGAATATTCTGGCGAGGTGACCAAGTTGCGGGAACTTCCTTAGAGCCTTCAGCTACCATCTGTACAGGGAAACTTGTACCAGAAACTCGGGGTAATGACCTAGAGCATGGTAAAAACGCTGAGGATTGGATAATCCGCAGATCAGAACCTAAACCCGTTATGGTAGGGCATGGTTCGGTTTCAGAGATCGCAATGGCATCGGTGACCAATGAAGGACTAGCCATCCTGAGGTTGCTCAAGGTACGATCCAGCCCACTGGGAAACCAGTGGGGTCAGCCCTGGGGAGGGCTGAATCAAGAAGTAAAAGCAATGGCCCGAAAAGTAGTCAGCCGTCGGTATCTGGGCAATGCCGTACGGAAAACCCTGTTGAGCTCCCAGTGGCACCGTGTTCCCACACGGGCTTATGCCAAGCCAGCTGCTAGTTGCCGTCGCTTTTAAATTTTTAAAAGTGTCTGGTAGCAACACATCCAAATTGCGGGAATCCCCTGAGAGCCCTTGGTACTAAATCACAGTGGAAACATTGTGGTGGCAGGCAGGTGAAGCCTGGTATAGTAAAAATCCAAGTGGATTGGGCAATCCGCAGCCGAGCTCCTAAACCCGCTATGACAAGGGCATGGAGAAGGTTCAGAGACTAGATGTTTGTGGGTTTGAGGAGCCTAGTCAGCTTCGATGATAACTTAAGGTATAGTCCGCCTCTTAACGAAAGTTTTGAGAGAGTAGCGCGCGTACTCAAATTAAATTCCACATCTGGCTGATGTATTTCAGCTTCTGAAAAAACAAAAAAATAGACCCTACATGATTCATGAAATCATACAAAAGTTTTATGACACCCGCTTTACATATACTGAAATATTTCTGATCTAGACTGTAAACAACTAACTAAGACCTCTTACTGATACAAAGACTTTTGAGTTTCTCATAAACAGTACCATAATCCATGCACTGTTTATGATAATCTTGTACAGATGCATTTGACCAGATGCATCCCAGATATATTCCCCCTTTTTGTATAACTCTTACTATTTTATCTTTGGATACACCAAGTATATTGTCTAATATTGCAATACTTGGAAATATCAACTGTACATCATCAAATGCTACAGAGATTGGAGTTCTTGGACCATTTTGACCAACCAACTGGTCAGATGTATCAAGTAATACCCATGTCTTTGTATAGTTGTAAATGCGTGATACATGTCCTTGAAATGGCTGAAGTTCCCAATCTTTTTTCATATAATTGCACTGTGAACAGCATCCCTTACAATTGTCTTTCACATAGGTACTATTAGCATCAACTCTGTCAATACCAAATGCTGGACTGCGTCCACATAAGTAACAAGGTGATGCTAAAAGTTGAAGTTTCTCATCATGACTGAGATAGCAGGTTTTGTCCTTCACTCCTTTGTTCATACGGTTGTATGTTTTTCCAAAAGCGCACAGAAGAGGTTCATCATGTACCTGATGTTCTAGCTTGCAGTTGTAGAATATTTTCCTGATACCATCAATAAACTGGTCAACGCTGTATATGAGTTTCATTGAATTGCAAACACCACAACATGGTACTGTATTGGCTACTGAGTATATACCTTTAGGATCTACACGATCAAGTCCGTTCAATTTATCATCATTTGCACTTGGATTGATACCACAATAATGACATGGTTCTTGAAGGCGTTTGATAAAAGTTTCTTGTCCATCAAGTTCAATGTGCTTCTCCCATTTATCACCATGCTTGTGTCGTAGGTAAGTAAGAAGTGCTTTCCATCTCCTCTCTGGATCTGTTTTGACCAATTGTAATTGTATATCAACCTTATCAGGATTGCGCTTTGCCCATGCAAGATGTGTTGCAGCATTTTTTGCAAGGTACTCTGTTTCATTTGCTTCACGGTGTTTTGCTCTGCTCTTCTCGCTGTACCCCTTCACATTATAACATTTATTGCAAATACTCTTCCAGCCACCCTTTGCAACATCTGACCGCCAGGCAAACATAACCTCTGGAAATGTCAGACCACACTGATTGCATAATGGTTTTGATACTAGTTCTCTGTCAATAAGAGCTGATTTTTCCTTTGCATTTTGCTGCTTTTTTTGTGCACGACATTTTTTGCACTCTGAGCGCCAACTATTTTGTCTTTTCTCAAAATCATCAATTTGTTTTTCAATAAAGCAGATTTTACAAACTTTAAGCGACATTGGAGCTCATGATTTGATTTGAGACTGCATTATAAGAGTTGTCAAATTTTTTCTTTTACCAAACAGGTCTGGCGCCTGAAGTGCATTTAGTTTTTCTTTATAATATGTCTCTCAAGTGTACATGATTCCTAATAATGTATAACATGTGAACGACAAAATCCATACATGAAACAACAGTAGGTGTACTTTTGAGATAAAGGTATATAAGTTGTGCACATCATGTAACCACTGGTCTGGCATCTCCAAGTGTGTTTCTCTTCTACCAGTGCTATTCATTATTCTTAGTTAGACTACTTGAAAAAAGTGACTGTGTCATAAATCAAAACAACTGGCACTCATTCTTCATTACAACATCTAAAATGGATATAATCAATTTCTTTGCTGAAAAAACAGGTAATAACATCAATGTTGAATGGGAGAATGGGAAACCTTATTATCTTGCATCTGAATTTGGAAAGATACTTGGTTTCAAATCTATAACTTCAGTTACACAAGACTTTGATGAAACAGAGAAGGTTGTACGATCAAAACTAGATCCAGATGGTAAAGAGCAGAAGTTATTATACTTCACAGAACCTGGAGCATATTTGTTGTTAATGAGAAGTAAGAAGCCTATAGCTCTTGAATTTCTACGATGGGCATCACAGGTTGTTGCCTCTATTAGGAAACAAGGAAAGTATGACATCAAAAGTCTACAAACCCAAGTACCAACATAAGGAGGTCATGCTAAATTAGCCATGCAGTTAAAAAGTTTTGTTACTATATTTGTTCTGTTATTCCTATTTACCATCATCATGAAATTTTTTATTAACAAGATTGAACTTCTGCACAATATTTATGTACTTGAAATAACCTGATGAATATGCTACATAAAAAACTTGATTTCAAGATTAATATGCAATACTACAAGGATAGTTAAGAAGAAAAATGATCCCTGTTACTGAGCCAGATATGTTGAAACACCCAATTTATGGTAATGTTAGTGTAGGAGTATGGATACCTATATACAAACCAGTTAAGTATGACTATCCTGTCCTTTCAAACACAAAAGCACAGTTGATGCTTAGGAATGACAGTGATGTACCAATCCTAATCAAGAAAGCTAATGGTGATGTTTATGCTCCAAGTACAACAATTGGTAATGTTTCATATCTTTTACAACAGACTCTAGCATCAGCATTTCCAAATGTTAAGACTCATGAAACAGTTGATCACATGGATAACATATGGACTAATAATGTTATTACAAACTTACAATGGCTTTCCAGGAGTGAGAATAGCAGTCGTTCTTATGAAGCCAGAAAATCTGTAATGTTGGGTCGTCCAGTTGGTGTTGTCAATCCAATTACAGGTGAAGACATGGAAACAGCATTCCCAACAATTGCTGAGGCAGCCAGAGCAGTAAGATACAGCTTGCAACAACAAAATAATGAAGATATTGATGTAGAAACAGCTGAGGGTAAAATTCGTCGGTCCCTAGATGAACCAGGATTGTGTGCATATGGTTACAAATGGAGAGAATATAATGAAGTACGGGAAAACCTTGAAGGAGAAGAATGGAAGACTGTTGATATTACTTTACCAGATTGTGATTATACTTTATCATACACAGTTTCAAACAAAGGACGGGTTAGGAGTTTCTGTAATGTCCCACACTTTGGTTACAAGAGTAGATACTCACCTCATCGTTCACTTCAACGACAATACATTGACTTACAAGGAGAATATAAGAGCCATACAATAACTTTTGGTAAATTGATATACAGAGCATTTAATGGAGAAATTCCAAATGGTTATGTCATCACAATAAACAAACAAGCACCAAAGCTAAAAAATGGCACTTTTAGATACTACCCAGCAGATCTCATTGCAGTAAGCAGGACAGACCTTCATAACCCCAATATTTTTAGTAATATTGTCATTGATACTGATGTTGTCAACTCCATTGACCCCAACTTTAAGACATTTGATGGACATGAAGTCAACTTTACCAAAAGACGCTACAATCTTCCTGCATTAGATAAGCATATTCCAGACATGCAATGCATTATTCGTACCAAGGATGGCAAGACAGCTATTTTTGATGAACAATTTGTTGACAGTTTGAACTTTGGCTGGCTACCAGGTGACAGTGTATCATTGCCTAAGAAACTGCAAGAAAGCCTCAACCTACCAAGGAAAATGTCATTGGCAGCATATGTCTGGCAAGTCTGTGCAGGGCGTCAAATTCCAACGGATCATGTAGTAAAGCCTGTCAATCTTCAAATCAATGATGTGCGAATTGCTAACTTAGAGTGTATACGAGGTACATTCCGCAGTGTTAAACGACCATCTTTGCAGAAAGTTCCAGATAAATATCAAGATGCTTTAAAGATGCAATATCTACCTAAACATATATCAATCAATGCATGTAAGAATGGTGATGAACTAAATGTAACCTTCCCAGCTACACAGTTTGCAAAACATGGTCGCATGGTGAATAAAGATGGTATTGATGATTACATACATCAGTTGATAATTGAATATGGTAAAGAATGTCGCGACTATGAGACTGAAAATAATAAGTACCAGCAATTATTATCTGAGTACTATCAAATTATGGAGATAATGCACACAATATAATATGTCAACTCTTACACTATAACTGCTATTGAATGTAACATGATTGCAAAGGGCTACAAATGGCAATTTGCAAAAGAATGAACATGCGACAGAACAGAACCAATTGGTTCCCTTTGAATATCCATTTATCCAAAACTAAACATCATAACATATGACTATTTTGTTCCTGGTCATCATGACCTAATACATGCCTTGACAGAAAGATAAAAATATCACTTTTCTGACAAAATTTGATATTCTCATATACTCTATTTGTACCCTACTTCCACAATGTCTAATCAAGTCGCTCACAATTTTGTCAAGAGTGTTTATACTGACTTCTTCAACAAAACTCACAGACACTTTCTGTACTATTTAGCTGATGGGCTTGCTCGATATTATCATGAAGAAGACTCACCACACAAACAACAGCTATATGCTGTTATTGTGACATCTGCACCTACACAAAAGGTAAAAGTGATAAAGTTTGATATCAGAATTGAGAATATCAATGACCATTATTACCTTACAATAACTTGTGGAAAGTTCAATATTACTGTAGAGGTAAAGAGACCTGACTTCACTAATTTCACTGCTATGAATGACTTTATCAATTACACCATCTACAGATGTTTAGAAGGATTTGTGCAGATACCTTATGAAATTGTACAAAAGACCTTCTTTGTTTACAGTCCAGATGAAGTGTCATACAATCAAGCGCTTGAAGAAAGTCTAGAGGGTAATCCATTGTTCTGGCCCCTATCATACTGGTGTGATATACACCTTACAGAGGATGATGAACAATTGAAAAGTATGATTGTTGTTCTGAAAGACTTGCTTGAAGAATGTAAAAAGATACCTGGGGTATTACCACATGAAATGAAAAAACTCACAAGTATATATGAGAGACATGAAACAGTTATGGAGAAGGAGCTTGAACCATGGCTAGAGCGTGATCAGTTGTTAAACGCTGTAATGCTGTTCCTGGTCATCAGTTGCAAATATATACATAGCCATTGAAGAGATGCAACAATTGATGCTCCATGCGCTATAAACTGATATTTTAGTGTTTTCAGTTACATCTGGGATACCAGGTACAAAACACTGTCAGTCATCATTTCTCAAACTTCTGCTACAACAAAAGCTACTCCTTACATCTCTTGACTTTTTTTGATAGAGGGAGAAATGTAATGCAACTTCACTATACCACTGGGAGTCCATTGAATTCATGATGCAACCTGCGAACACAAATTGAATTGTTTGGGTCTGAGATACACTTGCGCCAGAAACGCTGAATACGGCGAACACATGCATCTTGTCTAAGTCTAGACATAACTGCATCCAGCATTTGCTGACGCTTCTTGATGTATTCCATCATCACCTGCAAACCCGAGATATAGGTGCGATTAAAAGTGATTCTTTGTCCAGTGGGACTGTAGTATTCATGCACATAACTGTAGCTTTGTCTGGTCTCATCATCAACAAATTGCAATCTATCATTTGCTTTTTCCAGATACTTCAATTGTAACTTTAATGGAGCATTTCCTACAATTGCAAGTAGAGGTTGCATGATTCCATCAAGATAGTAGTTGTGAAACCAAATCTGTACATTGTTGGGTAGGAATGTTTTTGATTCTCTGTCATATACATCAATCAATGTGTCAAATAATTTATTATTGTCATACACATATTCATCTGTCAGTATTATCTTTTTGTCTTGTAATGTACTGAACTTATCTATCTGAACTAGTTCATGTGGTTCTTCCAACCCTAGCAGTAGTGAAAATTCAAAGTCAGCATCATCATATTCTTGATATACATAGCTCTGGGTCATTATATACTTCACACCAGTCTCGGACTTGTAGACTTGCATCTTTGTGTCTTTGGTTACATGCTTTCAATTTCCATTGTGAAGGATACCGTAAACTTGAGTGGTATGACTGTTGTTCTGAAAAACTTGCTTGAAGAATGTAAAAAGATACCAGAGGTATCAGAGCATGAATTGAAAGTACTTACAAGTATATATGAGAGACATAAAACTGCTATGAAGAAAGGGCTTGGTGCAAATCTAAGTCGTGCCATTCATACTGGTAGTATTTCCAGTGGTCATTACTGGATGATGTGGTTGGATGTTCCTGAAGAGCTTAGGAATGCATACCTGGAAAAAGAGACATTGCCAAGTAAGAGGAAGATGGTAAATGCACTACAAGTTGAAAAACTTCACCCAGTTACAAATGAAGTGATACATAGATATATTTCTGTTTCTGATGTAATCAAAGAACACCCATTTTCAAGAAATACACTTTATACTGCTATTGAATGTAACATGATTGCAAAAGGTTACAAATGGCGGTTTGTAAAAGAATGACAAAAAAAATAAAAGGACGAGTATGATTTCTTTGACAGATGGAATTATAATTGGGTTATCAGTTAGTATCATTGTTACCATGTTTGTTTATATATGCTGTAATTGTAAGCTCTTGTGTAATAAAGAACCTGATGGTATTGTTTTTAATCTACCATCAAATGATGCTGTAGAAGAACAACATTAGAGTGTTTTCACTTTATCATGTGGGACAGTGATTTATTCGTATTTTTACTGGATAACTTTTGTAATAATTCATATAGTAGATGTTCCACAGAATTTATACATCACTTGAAATTAAAAATGCAGAACCAATCAGTTCCTTTGAATATCCATCAGTCCTGAACTGAACAACATAACATATGACTATGCAGTTCCTGGTCATCATGACCTAATACATGTCTTGACAGAAAGAAAAAATATCACTTTTCTCACAAAATTTGATATTGATATATACTCTATTTGTACCTTATTTCAACAATGTCTAAGCAAATTGCTCACAATTTTGTCAAGAGTGTGTACACTGACTTCTTCAGCAAAAATCAAAAAACATTTCTGGACTATGTAGATGATGTGTGTTATGAATGTTATAGTGATGAAAGAGATTCACCACACAAAGTACAGTTATATACTGTTATCGTGACATCTGCACCTACACAAAATGTCAAAGTGGTAAAGTTTGATATCAGTGTTGAGAACATCAATGACCATAGGTATTTTTTGATAACTTGTGGAAAGTTCAATACTACTGTAAGGATAAGAAGGCGTCATATCACTGATCTGACTGACTTTATCAATTACACAATCTACAGATGTTTGGAAGGAGTTGCGCAAATACCTTATGAAGTTGTACAAAAGAACTTCTTTATTTACAAGCCAGATGAAGTGTCATACAAAAAAGTGCTCAAAGCAGGTCTAGAGTATGATAAATTGTTATATTGCCTAACATACTGTTATGATAACGACCTTACAAAGGATGACCAACATTTGAACGGTATGACTGTTGTTCTGAAAAACTTGCTTGAAGAATGTAAAAAGATACCAGAGGTATCAGAGCATGAATTGAAAGTACTTACAAGTATATATGAGAGACATAAAACAGCTATGGAGAATGAACTTATCTGGCCAGAGCATTGTGATTTATTAGAAGCTATAATGCTGTCATTGGTCATCAGTTGCAAATATATACATAGCCATTAAAGAGATGGATGAGATTACAACAATCTGGGCTCCGTAACTGATGCTCTATGTTATGTTCCTGATGTTTTGTTTTTACTATGCTGTTGATACCATAAGTTATGCTACAGAGTGTTTTCAGTAACACCTTGGGACACAAGGTATATAAGAAACAAGAATAGAAAATGTGTATGGACAATCACCAGTCCAAGTACTTTCTTATGCTTCAGCGTTTGAAAGAACTTTACCTAAAGTACTTTTGCACAAATGGAGAAGTTTTTGTTGGAGATGATTACTGCATAGACATTCCAGACAGTTCTGATGACTATACCAAATTTTTACAAACCACAAGAAATATATGCAGTAAACTAAATGTTCAAAACCCATTTGATCTCACAGATGACAAACTGATTGAAGAATCAATTGTGGCAACTATAATAGCACGCATTATCAATGATATTTGTTGTATAGACTACGAGATAGTGTGTCCTTCAATTGAATGGTTTATTAATCAGCAAAATCAAAGGAAAGAAAATTGTCTCAAACCAGGTACTATGCACAAACATTTATTACTTGTTCACAAGTTCATGGACTTCATCAATGATGGCGGTGTAAAGTTCCTGATCTGCTACATTATAGGTTGTGATGAGAGTGCACTATATGATGTCAACTTTCTCCATCCAAGCTGGATAAAACGATATGCCAATTCAAGTATGATGAACAAATACTAGTAGACAAAAAAAGAAAAGCAACAGACTTGTTTGCCAGATGCAGAGAAACCAAACAACACAAGAAAAAGCATGGCATAGAAGAGTTTGAAACAAATATGCTCTGCTTTGATATTTTCAGCTTTCACTGAGATATCTTTTTTGAAAACTTGTTGAAAAAGTGATTTGTACAGTTCAACCAGTTTTCACAAACTTATTCCAATATGAGGAAAAGAGCTAATCGTTGCAGTGTACCATCTCCCAGTGAATCATCTTTTGTGGATCCGATATTTGATGATGCACCTCTTCAAGAACTTAAGGCAACACAAACAACTGATTTTGAATGGACAGGTGAAGTACTCAAACCCTTGTTCCATTTTTATGAAAAAGATGTTGTACACCTGATACATTTTGCAGATACCAAAGATATTGCTTCAATGTATACTTTTTACGGAAACAAGATTGTTTCTAAGTTTACGCATGAATTGTGTACTAGGAGAAACTATTGCAATCGCTTTTCAGGCATTGGTGTTTTGGATAATTCCAACAAAAACATGTTTGCTATGATTGCACTATCACCAGATTATCAATATGCAATTCCAAACTTTTATAAACAGTCGGAAGTGGAAGAGTCATATGGATTTACAAACACAGTCATTGTACCTGTACACAAACCAGGACAATATTGCAACAATTGTGGAAAAAAAGGAGAGTTCAAGTGTGACTGTTGTATGTCAGTGTGGTACTGCTCTGAAAGGTGTCAGAGGAAAGATGAGGTGAAACATTTTGAAGTCACTGAGAAAATCAGCGAGATACCAGAAAATCAACCTGTTATCATAATTCGTTCAATAAATTCTTTGAAAACCAAAAACAAGTATGTACCAAGAGTTCACCCTGATCCAAAATCGCATGAAATGTTACAGTGGATAAATGTTGCTCTGTCCGTCATTCCTAAGGACTTATTAGAAAACATGAGTGTTGTGTTCAAATACGAGAAGTTGTCCGATGTTGGTACATTTAAATTTTACGGAAATCTAATGAGGTTCAATTGTGATGTAGGATTGTTCCATGCAGAACATTTTGTAAATCAAAATGGAACCGTGAAGAAGGGTAAAGGATACTCTTCAGTTTGTGTCACAGTACAAGATGAAGTGTTGTTTGCAGATTGTATTAAATGCTTGCAAAAAAAGATGTATGGACCAAAATTGTTATTGATAAAGACAAATCATCCTTGGAAGTCATGTAATCACTGTGGGTTGCAAGGGGTCTCTAAAAAGTGCACATGTTGTGCCAGTATCTACTACTGCTCAAGCCAATGTCAAAAGGCAGACTGGGCAAACCATAAAAAGTTTAGTTATGAACATAAAGGAGACAAGCGTTTGGTGCTTTGTCTACGAATGTTGCCTGATTGCTCATACCCGCAAAATTCAAAGGAATCTCCAAAAAATGTCATGTTTGTAAATGCAACAGATTTCAACAATACCTAACTGGTTAGCATCAATATACAATCATTGGTCTATAATATGCACTTCATGCCTTGACAGAATGAGAAAAATAATCTTTTTTCTGACAAATTTTGATACTTTGTCAAGAGTGTGTATACTGACTTCTTCACATACACAGATGAGTAACCTGTCTTTAGTAAATGTACTGAAAAATAACTAATTTATTCTACAAGTATTCTTAGATTTACAAACATCTAGTATGGATCATTCCAGTCCTCAAACCATTCTGGATCTCTCAAGCGCCGTAAGTATTTATATATACCAAGAACACAGTGCATAAAATCCATGACATCACATTCCCAGTCATATGTTGTGGATCTGGTTAAAAAGCTTGACATATACTTTTTGAGATAATTTGTATCTTCCAGCAACTTTTGTTTAAGGCCTGGAATGATCTCATCAAGCCTTGTGATTGATTTTATTGTACGGCTGTATTCCATATGCATCATTTCCTCAGTCTCTTTTACAATTCTGTCCCTAAAGACACAGACTGTGGTTGAGTTAGGTCCTTTTGTGATTGTCAATACTACATGTTTCCATGTCCATAACTGATACATGTATTTAGCTTCCTTTGATAACTTGGACTTGCTGTATCTCTTTTTCAGAGCAAACACAAAGTGATCCAGTGTCTTCACACTGAGGACACATGGTCCATGTACATATCCAACTGCACCATGTTGAAAAGTAACCTGAATGTCATTCTTATCAATGTAATTGATGAAGAACCTCATAAAGGTTTTGAAATTTTTATCAACTTGTAGGTCTTTTGATATGGAAATGTAGAATGCATAGAGTGAACTCATGTCATCCTTGAAATCCTTGAAGTAAGCCACGAATTTATCATTCAGTAACTGTTCAAACACTATTTTGTTTATTGATACTAAGACATCATGTGGTGTATTGTCAATCAACACACTCAACTCATTGTCTTCTTGCTTGTCAAGCATTCTGTATTTGCAATAGGTTGAACCTTGTGAACATGGTACAGCTAAGACATATGCCACCATCTATTTTTTGGCAGATTATAAAAAATAATGGTTTCACAGAGTTTCACAACAAACTTTCCAAACAAAAAGAAAGTATGAATTGCTCAATCCAACTTATATGGTTTTGATACATGCTAAAAACATCTACGCATGGTTCATCAAGTCAAATATAACTCTGGACCAAATCTCTTCAGCAGAGTCATCACCCTTCATCCACAAGAGTAGATCTGGGTTTTGGTCTTCAATGTATTCGTTCAGGAGATAGTGGAGAACCCATAAATGTTCATATACACGGTCAATACAGCATACAAATTGCAGAATTTCATTAACCAAGTCATATACTTTGCGTATAGTAGAGAACTGTGACATGATTTTTTTGAGTTTGTGTGTTTGTTGTAGAATCTTGCCTATTTCTTCATCAGCATGTGGAAGATCTTGAATGGTCTTACCAAACCTTGTTATTGATTTCATTGTACGGTTGTACTCCATCTGCATCATTTCCACGGTCTCTTTCACATTCCTGTCTCTAAAAACTAAGACTGTATTCAACCATTTTTGCTTAGGACCTGATGTGATTGTGAAAACTATATGCTTCCACCGCCACAAGTCCCACATGTCACGGGATAATACATTTCTATTGCACTTGCTGTATCTTTTTTTCAGAGCAAACACAAAGTGATCCAGTGTCTTCAAACTGAGGACACATGGTCTATGTACATATCCAACTGAACCATGTTGAAAAGTAACCTGGATGTCATTCTTATCAATGTAATTGATGAAGAACCTCATAAAGGTTTTGAAATTTTTATCAACTTGTAGGTCTTTTGATATGGAAATGTAGAATGCATAGAGTGAACTCATGTCATCCTTGAAATCCTTGAAGTAAGCCACGAATTTATCATTCAGTAGCTGTTCAAACACTATTTTGTTAATTGATACTAAGACATCATGTGGTGTATTGTCAATCAACACACTCAACTCATTGTCTTCTTGCTCGTAAAGCATTCTGTATCAGGTTGCAATAGGTTGGACCTTCAGGGCATGTAAATTAGGCTCAAATGTGATTGTCAACTTTCTCAAAAATCTGGAAAAATGAGTTATATATAGATTCTGCTTTGATGTCTTCTGATACCTACAGAATATGCTTTAGAGTGTTTACATTTTATCATATGAGACAGTATTTTATTCCCATATATCAACATATAGCATATGTTTCCATAAATTTTTGTTGTTCAAGTTCCCATCGACTGATGTTTTACTTTTACAAATATACAAGTGCTATTGATGCAAGTAGTAATAGTAATGCTATAACATGTTTGATACTATACTTATTTTTGAAGAATGTAACGCTAATAATTACAAACACAACCAAAGTGGCAACATTATATAGAACAATCAAGACATTCTCTTGCATACCCAAAACCTCTTGTGCAGCATTCATAGCAGGTGACTGTATCATGTATTCAAAAGCAGCAAAAAGCCAAAGAACCAAGATTCTGGGAAATAAAGTCAAATTTGTCAAGAATCTACCACCAAACCATGCAAAGACTTGAAATATAGCAGCAACAAGAAATGGTACAATAGGAAATGTACTGATAGGTAATACTTTGGCATATGTTTTTACAATGTACTCAAGCTGTGGCTTTGCAGCAGACATATTACATGATAAATATAAAAAGATATTTACTGGTTTGCATAGGGAAATGCCAGTTGGGATTTTATAATCCTAATGCATTTTTGTAAAGCCAACATGCTTTTTTTAGATGTTTGCTTGTTGCAAGCAGTTCCTTACCCTTGTAGCCACATTCCTTAGCTCAGTGGCATATGCGGAATGGTCAAAGCTTGCAGAGAATGCCCTTTGGCATAGCCCCTCAAACTTTTCATGCAACACCTTTTTTCTTACAACCCAAATGTTTTCCAACCGAAGTACCTGCATAATCACAGCCTCACACATCATTAGATGATAGTAGTAAATGCCTGTGTAGAGGCGGTTATAAAACTCCCGAACCCTATCAGTCATAAATGTTGTCCAAACAGCCTCGTGAGCTCTGAATGTTTTGTAGTCAGGAAATGTCGGCACCTTCAATAGGTCTAACTGTCTATCTTGAATCAGCTGAAGCACTTTTATGATTTCCTCCATAGGAACCCAGCTGTTGGAGTGTACTAGTTTTTCTATAATTACCTTATCTGTCACGCGTTCTCTCAAGATACCTCCAACCTTGTTGTATTGTGTGCCTTTAAACATAATCTCAAGATACCTATCCAGCATGTATGCGACCGCATGGGAATTGTCAATCTCCAAGTCATTGTTGCATGCTTTGAAGTAATCATGCAAGAGCATGATTATTTTAACTGTGTTGCTCAAGTTGCTCCTCTCGCGCTTAAGGACTTTCTTTAGAGGAATGTCATAATGTCTAAGCCTATAGCTGGAGGTTTGTGTTGCTGCATGTATGAACTCTGAAAGTATGGTAACTCCTTTGAGGCTGATATCAGAGTTCAGCACGAGCTGAGACAAGTTTGACCCAACTGGCGACAATTCTGTATCAATAGCTTTGGCAATTGACACGCCCACTACTGCATGAAACTCTTTACTGACCAAACCCAGATGAATAAGCTCTTTTAGACCATATGGAAATAATGAACCATTGGCTCTATTGCCAAAGTGGGACAGGAACACAGATGTGGGGATGCACTGCATCATTGGTGGTTGATACTTGATGATTGTGTTAAGTACCATAAATTCAATTTTCTTGAATTTCAAAACAAAATGTTTCCACAGTCTGTAAGTGTTCCATAGGGTTTTAGCTCTATTCAACTGGGAAATAAAGTCAAATAAGATAGTTACAGGATTTTGCTGTAGAGTTCTTATGTGTTCCAATACATTTTCAGATGTCGGCTTGTTGCATGCAGGCTCTCACCCTTGTAGCTACATTCCTGAGCTCAGTGGAGTAAGTGGATTGAACAGAACTTACAGAGATTGCTCTTTGGTATAGTCCTTCAAACTTGTCATGTAACAACTTTTTTCTCACAATCCAAATGTTTTCAAACTGAAGCACCTGCAAAATCACAGCCTCACACATCAACAAATAATAGCAGTAAATGCCTGTATAGATGTGGTTATAATGCTCTTGAACTTTGTCAGTAATGAAGATGGTCCAAATTGCCTCATGAGCTCTGAATGTTTTGTAGTCAGGAAATCTTGGTACTTCTAATTGGTCTAACTGTCCATCTTGCAACAGCTGAAGCATCTTTATAACTGTCTCCATAGGAACACAGCTATTGGAGTTTAGTAACTTTTGTATAGTTGCCCCTCCTGTAGTACCTGCCACACATTCTCCCAAGATACCTATAACTTTGATATATTGTGTGTTTACAAACATCATTCCAAGATACCTATGCAGTATGTAGTATATCACACGGGAATTTTGGAAGTCACAGATGTGGTGACTTTTGAAGTAATCATGCAAGAGTGTGATTGTTTTAACTGTGTTGTTCAACTTGCTCCTCTCATGCTTTATGACTTCCTCCACAAGAATGTCAGAGTCTTTCAGCCGATAGCAGGTAGTTTGTGTTGCTGCATGTATGAGCTTTGAAAATATGGTAACTCCTTTGAGGGTAATGTCAGAGTTCAACACAAGCTCAGACATGTTTGACCCAACTGCTGACCATTCCGCATCAATAGCTTTTGCAATTGACACACTTACCTCCTTATAAAACTCTTTACTGACCAACCCCAGGTGGATAAGCTCTTTGATATCAAATGGAAAGGGTGAACCATTGGCTCTATTGCCAAAGTGGGACAGGAACACAGATATAGGGATGCACTGCATCAAGTTGCACAGGAACTATAGATACTGCTTGAATGTGTTAAACACCACTTCAATTTTCTAAAGTTTGTGGAATAAATCTTCACTACATTCTGTGAGTGCTCCTTCAAGGAATATATATAAAGACAGTGTTCAAGAACTAAATAAGATGGATGTACTTATATCACAGCTTGTACTTACAGCGCAGCAATTAGTAGAAATTTATGGTGTAGATCATAAAAAGATAAAGAAAGAAATTTATGATGGACTAAGAGTTTTATCAGAAAAACTACCAAAAAAACAAGTTTTGTATAATTGTGTGCATGGTGGTTATGATTATGCAAAACAGTTCTCAGATTTTATTGAAGAAGATATAGAATATTATGGTTATTCTAAAGCAACTAGGGTTGCACATGTTGAGAAAGTCAAAGCATTTGGAAATGCATGTAAAGAAAAATATCCACTAGTTATCAAACTGATTGCCATACATAATAAATATCATCTAAAACAAGTTTTTTATTATGCATGGAAACTGAAAGATGCACATAAAGCACTTTCACGCTTTGCCTCCATTTATGATACTGTTCTAAATACAACTGAAGATTTCTTTGGCACTGTAGAAAATGTTGAATACATAAGTTACATACCTGACTTCAAAGTAGAAAATGTATCTAAGTATAGCAAACAAGCACTGATACAATACATTGCAAAAATTACAAATGAAAAGAAAGATGAAATTCAGAATTCTTATAGCAAAATGAAACAGCTTGTTACTGATGACATTTGTAACCTAGTTTTAGAGAATTATGATACAGTCTTTGATGAGGAAAGACTTGACACTAATTGCAAATGGTATGAGAAGAAGAATTGGACAGAGAGAATGGTTGAAAATCAAGGTAGTGTCAAATTGACTTTCATAGATGCTATTGACTATTATGGAGAGTCACACTTTGCTATTTGGAAATGCCAGGAGCATTACAATGATAAAGTTATGCGTTTCCTGTTGAAACACCATGAAAAGTTTGCTGTAGAATGTTCTAGGTCATGTACCAATCTTGAGGTTGGACTCCTGTTTGCAAGTGGAGCTTATTGCAAGTTATCTATAGGTGAAGCACCACAAATTCTTTCATGGAAAATAAAGGAGTATGATGGTCTGGAGAGTATAGTTGTTGAACCATAAAGTCTTGCTTAGTTTGTTTCAAGTTGTGTGATATTTTTAAAAACATAATAAGCATATAAGTTAAGTTTCTTTGTGATATACTATTTGCATGCCTGAATACAAATCTATAGAACAGCGTGTAAAAGAAGCAGTAAATATAAAGCTTCAGCTTCAGCAGGTCGGAGCTCTGTTACATGAGCCAAACTTGAAAAGACTCAAGAGCCATAGTGATAGGTTTATATATGATGGTGTCAGTAGTCAATTTTGTCTCAGAGTAAATGAAACTGTAAGAACTAAAATAGTATTTTGTTCAACTTTAGGTATTTCTAGTGGTGTTGAATTGGAAATTGCATAGTGTACAATATTCACAGCAAAAGAAGAATATTTTTTATGCTGTATCAATACTGATTCAATTACCTCTCATAGAGTTATTCCTAACTTCTCTACATATGCGAGGTTCTTCACTGTAACAGTTGTAACAGTTGTAGTAACGGTTGTAACAGTCTCATTATACATGGCAACTCTCATTTGATAATGCTTTTTGCGTTTAGAGTCAAGGAGAGCTCGTCGTCTGTCATGTGCAGATACCAGTGATTGTGGTTTCTTATCAAACACACCCTGAATGGCTTGAAGACTCGTCGTATCTTTAAAGTATGGTTTGTTATCCAACATTAGCTGTCTCTCAGCTCCTTTATCATATGGTTCAACATCATCATCCAATATTATAATTTCTTTCTGCTGTTGTTTATCATTTTCATTGTTTTGCTTATCATCCAACATTTTCCGACTCTCATTCTCTTTTAGTTCAGCATCTTTAAGCAGTGTCAACAAAGTGTCACTATAGTTTCTGTGTGCTTGTTTGATACTTTTTATTGTTTTTTCAAATGCTACATATTCCTTCACCTCGTTCCCATACTTTGTGAAGAGGTGCCTGTACTTCTTGCATTGATTGATGCAAATCAATCTATTACATGTTGCGTATGAACTATTGTTATCATATTGGATAGGTCTCTTGCATGGTTTACCATCAATAATACATAGACAGCGAACTTTGTTGCGAGGACCTCCATTCAAACAAGCTGTGTTAGACATGATTTCGCATAATTAAGACTTTTGATGCTGTAATCAATTTTTTTAGTTTGACTTTCAAAAAAGTCAACTATCATAGGCTCAAACAGAAGAATTCTCTCATATGTCTTCCATGAATGATACAGTCTGTACATTCTCTTCAAAAATAGGCTTGTTTTGTTCATAGTACGGTTTACATATTTGTATGTTCAATTGTGGAAATATACTACAGAATTTTGCAGACTTCATAACAATAGCAAGCCCATCTAGTCTACCTTGTGGAGTATTGAATACTTTTTGTCTTGGTCTCTTTGATGTAGGTATTTGATAGACCATTCTAATGAAAGCATTTGATTAGGACACAATTCTTTTGCTTCTACAATGACAAGGTATTTCCATGTCAAACCAAATCTCTTTGTAGCCCTTGTTGTAAAATGTGCTCCTCCTTTGGAGTTCAGAGTTATGTTGTCGCAATCTCCTTGTAAGATTTGTAGTATATCCATTGTATGTCATGTTATTTGTATCACTGTACAGAATGTAACAATAAAGACTTCTTTTTACTTCATTATAAGGGACTGATGAAGTCATCATCTATAATAACAGGACTAATTTATTCACAGTGTGGTTTTGTACCTGTCGAGGAATATTTTACATTCCTATATTTTTCAACACTACAATCTAATTGTTTCTCTACTTGTTTTCTCAACACAAATGTTTGTGTGTAGTATTTGCTACGACCGCGTACATATGGATTGTATCCATTGATTGTAACCTGATCTATATCTTTTATAAGATCGCTTGAGATACAATACTCTTCCAACTTGATAGTTTCTTTCTTGAAACACTCAGCACATAGACGAAGTGGTATTGGCAAATAAACTTTACGGATATTTGGTTTCTTGCATATCATACATCCTGAACCAAATTGAAGTTCTAGTCGCTGTAAAGTAGTCAGTTGTTGCTTTGTTTTTGGATGGGGTTCCAGAACATGAGGTGCAAAGTCATTTATCAGGACACAATCAACAATATCTTTCAACCACTTTGAAGTATTGCGAAGAGACATTAGTGTTGTGTATGATTTTTGACAATCATCAAATGAAATCATAAACTTGCATATGTTTTCAACAACATGTTGAGAGAGATCAGAAAATGGTGTGAGTTCATTAGGCAATGGTGCCTCTGGTAATAATTTGTTATGTCGCTTGCAGAACATAACATCTTTAGGGCATTTTGCTCCACAGGGTTTTCCTTTCCTTGAACCTGAACCAAGGAGTGCAATACAAGTTGTCATTTTTACTCAAATAAGCAAAAGTCAAAATCACTTTTTATATAAAGACAAGTACTTTGAGTACTATTATTATGGAAACACTGTTTAACCAACTCAATGATGTAGTTGAACAGCTATTGCTAAAACATAATGTAAGTCATAAAACAATCAAACAAAAAATTCATCATGGGATAAGTATTTTGTCTGAGAACCTACCAAAACAAAAAGTCCTCTTTAATGGTGTTCATGGTGGATATGGATATTCACGACAGTTTGAAAGCTACATTTGTGATGGAAGTGACACATACACTTATCCAAGTAAAGCTGAAAGAATATCACATGTCAAGAGTGTTGAGAACTTTGGGAATGTTTGTAAGATAAAATATCCTTATATTGCAAAGTTGATTGCAATCCATAACCATTATCATCTTCGAGATGTATTTTCAAGTGTTAATAGGATACAATTTGTAGAAAAAGAACTTGTCTCTATCTCAACAGTCAGTACTATCATCAATGATTCAGATGAAGAGCTATTTGGTTCAATGGAAGATGTACAGTATGTATGTACACATAACTTCAAGTTAGAACAAGTAAGAAAATATACAAAACAGTCACTATTGCAGTATGTACAAGATAAGAAGTCTAAACATGAACACGAAATCCAAATGTCAAACTGCCGAATCAAAGAACTCATTGGCGACTTATCAAATTGGGTACTTCAAGATTATGGTGTGACACATTTTGAAGAAGAAACATTAGAAGATTCATTACTGTGGTATGAAAAGAAGAAATGGTATGAAAGAATGGTATCAGGGCAAGGGCTTCAAAGGTTCACATTTATAGATGCAATTGAGCATTATGGTGAGGCTCACTTTGCTATATGGAAGTGTCAATTTCATTATTCCGATGAGGTAATGAGGTTCCTCATAAAAAATCACGACTTGTTTGATTTAGATTGTTTAGACTCATGCAGTGATCTTGAGATGGGTCTACTATGTGCAAGCGGTCCTTATTGTAAGCTATGTGTTGGAGAAGCCCCGCAACTACTATCATGGTATATTGGAGAGTATGATGGGTTAGAGTCTATAGTTGATGTACCATAGAACTAATTTGTCTCATGAACACTTGCTAACATAGCATCAAGCTTGTTATGTAAATCTTTTATAGAACCATTGTTCATGATGGTATGATGCACTGGTATCTCATCACATTCAATCTCTGAGACATGATGCGATGTTGCATCAGGAACAACCGACCGCTTTACATGAATAACATACACATCATACGGTACAAGTGCTTTATACTCATGCATGAAGCGGAGATCAGTGATGACAATCTTACAACTATGGGCTTTTGTGATGTAATCAGAAATAGTAGACTGTATGAAAAAGTCGCGCCCCATGGAGGGAATTAGCTCTTGGAGCTTGTATTGCATTATTTCTGTACCGAAGAACTGCATAGCCTGACGCGGTGAAATACCCCAACGGTCATCAACCTTATCCTTTTCAGCATTCTCTAACTGTTCTTGTGTGAAGCCAAAAAGTAAAGTCATGCACAATTTGAGTTTTTCTGCAATCTTGACTCGTGTATAGCCATACTGATTCACCAGGTAATCTGCAAGAGTATCCTTACCTGACTGTTTTTTACCACATAATGCAATTATTTTGCACATTCTTGTGATATATTATACATATACCATCTTTATGTAGTCTCTTTACTGGAGACTATGAGTCCTTTCTCATCAAATATCATACAAGTTTTGAAATGGCATCTTTAGATGCTTGTAGCAAACTTGATATGGCTCTCTTATTCACAAGCTGTCCAAATTCTGAATGGTAAAAAATTGATTTAGCTAAACAGTAAGATATATAACTAAAATGGACACTTTACCAGAGCTTTGTGTTTATCTAGTAGCAGAAAGTCTGAAACAAAAATGTACTAATTTAAGAGAACTTATACAAGTTTCTGCTAATTTGTCAAAAGTTGGCAATGCAACTTGTACAAGTATCTCTGAGATGGTCAACGAGTTTGTAGATCCAGGATGTACTATGGCAAAAAAAGAAGCTGTTGAAAAAAATATACAAGCTCATGCAGAATGGAAGCAAGAGATTATCAAGCTACAAAAGTATCCAAAAGAGAAAATAAGTACATATACACTTGCTGAATTGCGTGAAGAGTGTAAAAGGTTTAAGATTTCTCGCAGTGGTACAAAATCTATAATTCAACACAGACTTTTATCATATATTGACATGCGTATTCCATGGCTTGAGAATATCTATAATGTAACAAAAATCAGTAAACATTGTTCATCAATTCGCAGTCATATTCGCAAAATCATTCAGGGACTACAACATAAAGATGATAAAATTGCCACAAATGATGCAATCAGAATGTTTGATTTGAAGCTAAAAGATATGAAAGAGTTATTTCCAGTTGAGATAAGAAATCACAGAAAGTACTTTGATGTGAATGATGTTGTCAAAAAGTCTCTAACAAAGCGTAAAAGAGAAGCGGAAGAACATTGGGAGTATTACTATAATGAAGAATCACATCTAAAGAAGCAAAAGCAAAATGTAAAAAGTCAACAACTTGTTGATGCACGAAAAACTATGGTTACAATGTTTGAAAAAGAAAATAATCTGAAAATTGATGATTACCAGGAAACTCATATATATGATGACATACAATCATACATATTGGATAAAAAGCCAGATAAGAATAGAAGACTTACAACTTATGGAATCAATTACAACGCTAATAATCTTTCACATATGTTAGAGGCTCTCAAGGTATACGCGCAAAGAAAGTCAACTATTATTGAACTTATGAATCTATCATATAAGCAGGCTATGGATATCATCTCAAAACCATATGTTCAATATCGCATACAGATAAAAGAGCTTGATATTTATACGGTCTTTACAGACATAAAATATACAAGAATAATTGAGAAACTAAAAGAAGTGCGTGGAATAAAGCCATCAATGTTCCCTGTTGGTATCCCTTCTATAATAATGAAACTATCAAAGATTTATAATATGACAGAAATTGAGAATGACTTTGAGAATATAACCAGAAATATTTACAGAAAACTACAGAAATTGATTTGAAATGATAGCCAACTGACTTGTATACATAAAAAATTGATTAATTAATTTTTTCATTCAATCATAAAATATATATGATTGAGTTTTCCACAAAATTCAAAAGTCTACTTCATATCATAAACAAAAACTGTGAAAAATAATATGACATATAGTCAACTTACTGAAATGAATACTATAGATCAAGTATTCAAAGATACTAATGAATCAAGACAATTTCTTCTAAAAGTTATAACGGATACACTAAAACCTGTTTTGGGTAATGATGGTGATAAACCATATACGAAATACTGGTACATAAATGGAAAAAGTTTAGATGAAATTTCGTTAATGGCATATGAATCTGATATATTATTAGGCGGTATTCATCAACTATGCCATGTGATTGAAAAACATAAGGACTCTTCTCACAAACCTTTTGCAGATGTTATTATTCCTGTTATACCCGTATTCCCTATATTTAAGGCACATATGTCTTACATAGAAAATACAACAGATTTCTTATGTATACTATCACAGTCAGTTGACATTAGTCAATCATGTGTTGTACTGATAGGAAAACTTATAATTTCATATTTGAAAATGGTTCTTCCTACTATACATAGAACTGGTATTGAGCTTCTAGAAAGAAATATGTGTGTGTCATGGATGTGTGGCTATACTTCAGTTATTGATTTAGTAAATAGTTTATCTCATATTAGTCAAAATAATTTGTCTGCCCTGAGAACTGCAGATTATCCAAATCCTTATGCACTGTATCAAGACATGCTTATGTTGAATGCAGTTGATGATGCAAAGTCAATGATACATTATGGAATCACATACTATAGAATCCTGTTGTTATGTGGATATGTATCAAAAAATAATACATCCAAAGTAGACCAATATTTTGATGATGCTTTGTCGTGGATAAATTACAACATAAACAGTCTTACAGATGAGGAAATCAGAAGACCAGAATTGCTGAGACTTGTTGATAGTTTACAACTGTGTAATCACAATGTTTGAAATTGAGAATGATTTTCTGAATACCACAAGAGATATCTGGACATGTATTATTACCCAGTAAAAACAATATAAGATAACCACAAATAGAAATATCTACAGATAGACAATCAGTATGGTGTCATTTTCCTCTAAACTTGCAAAACTTGTTACCAACCAATACAGTGCAACAGGAGAACAAGAATTGCAGGGAATGCTCATCTCAATGAGTAGGTTTTTTACTATGATATTAGGCAGTGATGGCAGTGACCCAACAATCAAGTATTGGTACATGAATGGACTTACTCCTTATGAAATTGCAAAAATGTCATACGAATCCGATATATCATTGAGAGCTGGTAACGAAATATGTAGAGTAATTTCAGACCACCAGCTTCCATATAGAAAGCCTGTAACAGATGATGTTATCCCCATGTTTGACTTTCCATTCTTCAAGCCTGAAAAAGAAAAGACCAAGAAAGATAAGTCTAATAAAAACAATTTGACAAACACTATCAATTTTCTATGTATTCTATCACAGTCAGTTGATATCATTGAACCATGTATTGTATTACTGGGAAAGTATATCATTTCATATTTGAACATGGTTCTTCCTGCCGTTCACAGGGATAGCATACAACTTCTCAATAAAAATATTTCTAGGTCATGGATGGGTGGCTACACTTCAGTTCTTGATTTGGTTTTGAACTTGACACATATAAGACAAGGGGATTTGAAGGCACTGAAAACTGTCAATTATCCTGACGCGCGGTCATTTTTCCATGACATGCAGATGTTGAATACAGTAGATGATGTCAAGTCAACTATGCATTATGGTATCACATACTACCGAATCCTATTAATGTATGGATATGTTTCAGGAAATCGTACCTCACATCTTGACAATTATTTCAATGATGCTACATCATGTATAAGTTATAACATCAATAGTCTTACAGACGAGGAATTTCATCGACCCGAATTAGTAACACTAATGGGTAAAATCAAAGTAAATAACGGAAGGAAGTAAACATTTTTCACTCTGAATGATGTTTCTCATTATGGGGAACACAAGTGAATAGACTCTAATAAAAAATATGTTGAAAGAAGAATTCCATTTATGCTCTTTTGACATTTTTATGATTCAATAATATCCATCATGAACAACAGCAAGCAAGCCACCAGTGATTGCAAATAGTCGCATATAGTGATATTGGGACACATCAAACTGTTGCTGTAATATCATGTAGTAAAACACTCTATAAACATAGCTAAGGATTTCTTTGGCAGTTTTGTCAATCACATCTTTGGACACATCATCTGTACTTGTCAAAAGATGTAGTCTCCTATCATATGTAATATCAGGTACAAGTTCAATGCTCATAGATGTATCTAAGCCATATTGTTCCATTGCCAGTTTATATTCAACATCACTGACCCAACGGTAACCCATCTCATCCAAGTGCTGTCTGATTATCTTTTGAGTATCTTCCATCTGTCTTCTATGAAAATAAGAATTCTGTATATTGGGTAATTTTTTTTGATTTTTTATTTTCAAATTTATTTAGCTTTTTGCACTTCTTTTTGCACTACATGCAGCATATTACCAGTTGATAAGAATGTCAAGAAGTAGTCTGGTATATGAATATCATCATCAACATCATCATCAACATCGTCATCAACATCATCATCATCATCATCTACATTACATTCTGTCACATGTTCTAGTACATGAGTATCATCCTTATCATCTATGGTGCACTCTTTCACCTGTTCTAGTAATTGAATATCTTCATCTTCATCATCTTCATCATAGTGTTCGCCATTGTACTTTTGTAATCGCTCTGGCACCTTCATGTATATCATCCTATAAGCGTATCCAATAATATTCAGGATATGCTTGTCATAGATGTCTCTGAATTGCTTATCCAATTGTTTCCTTTGTTCATTCCATAGCGTGAATGCAGTATGTGGGATGCTATCAATGCTCAAAGAAGTGTCAAAGTCCAGTGTACTCATTGATGTAGTAAAATCATCTTCACTGACCCAAGGATAACCTTGATTGTCAAGGTAACTTCTGAAACGACTGTGATAAGCTTCCATGTCAAACTTCATTCTCAATATTGTAGAACTAGTTGTATGTGATTATGTGAGGATATTTTTCATGAATTCAATTTTTTATGATAAGTAAAAAACATATAGATACATTGTTCAACCAATCAACTATAACTATGAAATTATTTGTATGAGGTATTGCAAAATGCACAACGCCCATATACTTCTAACTGTTTCTTTTCACAGTCTTTACAAATATTGACCTGTTTGCAAGTTTTGCACTTTTGCTGATTGACTACATTGTTTTTGCAACAAATAGAACATTCTTCGGTATCTTTTGTCAATATCACGAACACTTTCAACTGTTCATAGTCAATATCAATATCTACTGTTGTAAAATCATTATAGTTTTTATCAAGAATATCTATAATTTTTTCCCTTGTGCCAACAGTAGCTACTTGTCTTTTCAAATCCTCAATAGACTCGTTTGACATTTCAGGACAACTCACAATAATCTTGTCCCAGTAAACTTTGCCCTTCTGGTGTTTCAGGACTGTGGCAATAAATCCCAGCTTATCAAGTGCTGACATAAGTGTAGCATCATCAACACCGCCCTCAATAGCAATTCCCAATATCCTGTTTACTGCATTCAAAGTTTGAAGCAAACTTGCAGTTGAAATACATTGTATCTCTTTTTGCGTGTGGAGCTCTAACAATTCACGCGTGGCAAACTGTTGATTGCACAGACAACAAGTAGTCGTCATTTTCTTGGGTACAAGATATAGACAAATTGCCTTTTCATTTTTTCTAAAAATAGTTGCTCTTCTGAGTGTTATTTCACGATGTATACATCGGAACTAAAAAATTTACCAAACCATAGTGTGGCAAATTATCACAAAATGTCCGACACTATAATATCTAAACTTGATGTATTGGCAGATATAGCGATAAAAGAATTGGAGAGTATACAGAAGAAAGAAAATGAATATATCACTGTAGGTGTGACATCAAAACTTGTGCCATCACCAATGTTTGTTTTCATAGTTTCAAGAAAGTGTATTCAAAACTTTGTATTGTATTGCTCATATCAATATATGTCTGTCTTTCAAATTAGATCATACTTGTCTTAGAGTTGTTTGATTTCATCATTTCATACAAATTTAACCTTTTTTGAACTTTTAAGTGTGTCTATCAGTTCTTGCTTTCGTAGTCCACTGTGCTTGATTTTATGCTTTGAACATATTTTTCGCAGTTCTACTACTGTTAAACTTTCATATTTGCCAACCTTTGTCTGTTTTCTCTTGTATTTTCCACCATCAATAATATTGCATGTATCTGGCAAGATCTTTTCAGATTCTTGACACTCGCCATTATATCTACAATTACCTTCAACCATAGCTACAGCAGCACAATAAAAAGTTCTCAAGTCATCAGCATCTGCAAGTCGTTTACGAGTATCATCCATCTTTACAATTTTATGTAGATGTTGCATCCTTGTTTCCCATGGTATTTCAGTATCAGCTTCCGTAACTAGTTTGTTTAGTTGTGACATAAAAAGAATGCTACTTGTATCAGATACCTTTTTTAGTGCTGCAACTTTCTCTTTTTCATAGTTTTTCCTATAAAAGTCCATTTATAAAGTCTACAGATATTTATTTACTGTAAACTATACTTATTTTTACAGACCCTTTTATACAAAGAGAGTTTTGGTTTCGGTTTGCCACCTTTATTCATATTATCTATTGTATCAATGATATCATAGAAATAGAACATAAGCTGTCTACTATCATAATCATTATCATCTTCCATAATCCTATCAATGTCATCTCTAGTTATAGCTCCTTCATCATCATATAGCATCCAAAGAAATCCCCAAGTGCCATCATCCTTGCGGTATTTTTCAATTCTCATGAAGTTATGGGAGTTATGTGTAATTTCTAGTTCACTGATATCATCATTGTCTTCCACCAGCATAGTTTTAAAGACATCCTTCACCTTTGCAATCATGTCTATGTTTTCAACATCAATGAGTCCTTTGGGTACTATCTTATCTTTACTATTGATCGTGATGGACATTTTGTGCGACCTATTCCCCCTGAAGTAGTCTTTGACTGATTCTGAGGTGTCAAGCTGAGGGATTCCCCTAGCTTTTTCATAAAACATCTTTGAAACAATGCTCAAGCCTGCTCCATAAATCTTCTTTTGTAGCGCATAGTCAGTAGTATCATTTTCATCTGGTAACAGGTAGTTAATCATTGCATCAACAGCTAAACTAAATCTTACATCATTTGCGGTATTATTTTCATCAATGATCCCAACAACTTGATCAGTGTTGCCACCTACCATGTTTGGTTTCTTTGCTGGACAGCCTTTTGAAGTCATCCAGACAATGTTGCGAATATCTCTCTTTGTCAATGATTTCAAGCTTTTACATTTGTACATCTCAACTGTATATATGTAGAAAGAGATAATTTACCTAAATCATATCTACATATCATTTAAAACATGAATTTGCAATACATAGTAGCCATTGTATATATTTTGTTTGGGTTGGTTAAAGTGATTGTATCATTATGCATTGCACTTATCCCACTTGAAAAGCTACAACAAAATCCGATCATGTCATTGTTGGTTAAACCCACTCCAGACAATACTGCAGCAGGGAAAATGTATGAGTATGTCATACTTGTATTTGCCATCTTTAGTTTGTTATATGGTTTGGCTATGTTTGGCAATGTACTACCATTGTTCATTAACCGTATTCTTTTATGGAAACGGACGGAACTGACCGTAATGATAGTCCTAGGTTTATTCTTATTGTTGTTTTATTCACTGGTCTTGTATACTTCAGTACCAATATCGAAAAAGACAGAAAATGATGATGTATATATACTCTTTGGTATTGGGAGTGGATTGTCATTTATCATATTACCACTTGTCTGGAAAGCCATTACATATTCTATACCATTCCTCAGAAGAGATAAATATGCACAAGCTTTAGGCTTCTTGATTATTGTGGTAGTGGTAAGTTTACTTGTTGGATTCTGTGCATGGTATATAAAAAAATTGAAAAAAATCAATCATAAAAATTGAAAAGAATATAAACATCTCCATCATAACCATATCATTCATCATGGAGAAGCATATTTGGAAAATGAAAGACCCAAGAGTATATACTATCAAGTCCAAAAATCAAACTATCGGGTACAAATATCAAGTAAACAATATTGACAAAAACCTCATTCTGTGTTTCAAGAATGTCATTACAGCGAGAAAAGTACACTATAACTTGCATCCAAATCCTGTCTTAGAGCTAGACAAGGTGCCAGCAGATGGTTCCATTGTTACAGTTGACTGCACTCTGAACATCCCTAAGATGGAACACACTGGCGGTTATTTACATGCTATGAATGATGGGGGATTCTATTTGTCAGAATCAAGCTCAGAGGAAATTCACAGCCTTCCATATACTGCTAATGTTGGTCTTATACTACCATATAGGCTAGATGATGAGGACAGCCAAAAATTTGTGTTCAAAAGCATCATTGTATCACCATCACAACATACTGCATTATTTTGTGAGAATCTACTCAATAATTTGTAACATGTTCAATTGATTATCCAGTTATCTTCATCCATCCTAAGTTTATTGTAGTGTATTGTGCGAATAGAAACAAGTAATGCAATGTCTTCACAGAAGTTATCCCAGTCTAGTTGGTTGTCATAGCAGAACATGTTATCAATACAAGACCAGTAGGTGTTACAATAAATACTGTCAATTATCTTCTTACCCTGAAATTTCTTTACCATTGTAATCAATGTCAGTAATTTATGATGTTGTATACTGACAACAATTGGTTTGTTTAGTAAATGCATAGCATCAATGTATATCATATTTGTATTATTCATTTTTGTTCAAGAATCAGAATGGAATATATCTTATTTGGTTTTTGGTGTACAGTTTAACAGTGAAGTTTCTTTGATATTCTGTTACATATACTTGGTCGCCATCATATAGCTCTTTACAGCCAGTATTACTGGAGCAGTCTTTTTCATTTACTTGTACACTTATGCGTAATGGATGTAGTTTTTCAAACATTGTGTAATACTCCCATGTTTGGCTTCCTGGATATTGTTGTCTGCCAATGAGTGGAAGTATAATAGGAGGCTTGTCAATGCTGTCAGACCTTGCTGAAACAAGAGTGCCTAGAGTTTCAAACGGTAGAGGTTCACCTCTACTAGGTAAATTTATTGTAGCTTGTCTTTCAGTGATTTTATATTCATCTTTTTGTGCAACTATTGTTTGCTTTTCTACTTCAGGCTCTGGCTTAAGTGGTTGCTGTACTTGTTTAGCATAAATCAATGTACCAATCAGAACTCCTATAGAAATACCCAATATAATGCCAACTATGAATAGTATCCCTATGTTTATATTCATTTATATCAATCAGCTATATTTATCTTATAATTTCTTCGGGATTAGATATTCTTTGATAGTGTAAACAAGATACCCAATAATGAGGAAGCTTAGAGCAGAAGCCATCACCCATGACTGTATGTTACAACTCCTAGAAAACAGAGACCCTGTTGCCAAACATTCTGCATTGAATGTAAGAACCCCTGCTACTATCAACCAAATGATGAAGTACAAAACAAGCCTCCAAGTACTATTATTCAGAACTTGCCAACGGAACCTTTCTGATTTGACCGCTAGGATAATATTGTACAACAATGAAGAGCAGAAAACTACAAGCAGTAGTATTGTTTGTGGCGACATTCTATATTTAGTCTATGTAAAATAATTTGTTTGATTCAACTAACATAAAAAATAAACAATATTTGTAAACAATTAATAATGAACAAGGTAAGGCGAACAGTATACAAAAACTATAAGCAATACTTCCAGGATGAAGATACACGCACAATGGATGAGATTTGTATAGATGACAATTCTGAATTTCAACTGCAGGTACAACAAAAATTCCTGCGTAAGTTTGTCATTAAGAACCCAGGCTGGAAAAAGCTCCTATTATATCATCAGGTTGGTAGTGGAAAAACATGCACAGCTATATCAATTGCAGAAGAATACCTTATCAAAAACCCAGAAAACCGCATTAGTGTAATCCTTCCAGCAAGGTTGAGGAGTAATTTTATTGATGAGTTGATATCACCGTGTGGACTAGAAACATATCTTTCAAGCAGTGATTTTATAAAGTACAAGAATGTAAACACTGCTCAATCTGAGAAAGATAAAGTCCGTAAAAAATTCATGGGAATGATCAGTGAATATTATGACTTGCTAAGTTTTGAGCGGTTTAGGATTGATGCTGTAAAAGAGCGGACAAATCTCAAGCAATGGGCAGTCAAGTTTACCAAGAATCGTTTGATTATTATTGATGAAGTCCATAATCTTCTATCAAGTTCTTATGATGAAGTTGTATTTGAGGAAGTTTTAAGAAGAAATGCATTACCTGTCCTTCCCACCATTAAAGGTATTAATACAATTTTACTCAAGTATTTAATGAATAATGCTCATGAGACATGTAAGTTTTTATTCCTGACAGCAACACCCATTTTTGATAACTTGGCGCAGTTTAAGGAATTAGTTTGGCTCATAAATCCTAAAGCAAACATTCATGATAAGTCAAGGATATTGGATGTTATACATAACCTCAAGGGTTATGTCAGCTATTACCCTGGCATCAGTGTAAATGCATACCCTAAACTTTCATATATTACACATAATGTCATAATGTCTGAATTACAAGAAAGGGTTATCTCAATTATTAAGTCAGAATCTGGAGATGAACATGATCCAGAAAAAGAGGCGTTCATGATCAAAGAAAGGCAAGCGTGTATTGCATGTTTGCCTGGGCGAGCTCCTGTAAGTGATAACATTGAAAGAGTACTGGATAACCTTCCACAATGTGCGCCCAAATTGATTGAACTACTGACACACCTTCGGGCAAATTCTATCGGGAAACATATGATCTATTCAACTTTCATACAAGCTGGACTTAATGTTGTAGAGGAATTATTGAAACGGGAAGGTTGGATCAGTTATAATAAAGCCAAGGTAAATGAGGCTCTATGGAAAATGCATCATTACAAGGTTTATGCCAATTGGGATGGAAGCACCAATGACAAAGATAAACAAGATATTAAGAATACAGTCAACAGCAAGGATAATATTGATGGTCGTCTTGTAAGGGTTATACTAGGGAGTCCTAGTATTCGTGAGGGTGTATCACTGAAACACATACAACATATACACTTGTTGGATCCAGTTTGGAACAGTAGTGCAAAGGACCAGCTTGAAGGTAGGGCTGTCAGATTCTGCTCACATGTTGATATTCCAGCAAATCATCCAATCCTGAAGCGTGAAGTCCTTGTACATATTTATCAACTAGTTCATTGGAATCATGATAACATACAGGTAGTTCAAGATGAAGAAACTGTAATGTTGACAGCCGATCACATAATTTATAACAGTATCATTCCATATAAGCGCATAATGATTAGTGCTGCAGAATTAGCACTTAAAAAGATTGCCCTAGACAGGCACCTTTTCCGTAACTTGCATACTGAACAAAAGGTTACAAGGCAAGACCTGGAAAACAAATTTAGAGATGAGGAAGACAATGAGTCTGTTTTGTCACTTGATTTGGAAGATAATCATAAATTAGCCAAGAGTGGAAAATCACAAAAGAGAAAGAAAAAGACATGTCCCAAGAAACGCCGACCAGATCAAGATGGTAATTGTCCTCCAGGACAGTTTATCAGACCAAATAAACATGGGGAGCTATGTTGCTATAAGAAACCATAATTTATTTTTGAATTATAGAAACAATATTGTATACAGTATATCATTATGAAGAAAACTAATTATATGATTGATGAAAAGACTAACTTTTTAGTAAAGGCTGTGAGCATTAAAGGAGGGACGGTCAATCAGATACCGTCTGACATACAATCATTTCTAAAGAAAAACAAGATTCCAAGCCCAAAAAATGAGAGCAAATACAAGGACATACTATCCTATCTGCGGGAACTAGACATTGATGAAAAATACAAATATGTACAAAAACTAAGCCACAAAAGGATAGACAAAATTGAAAGTGATAATCGTAAACTCCTAGAATGTGTATGTGATGTGAGTCACTGGTTTACTGATGACTTTTGGAGCAAGGAAGATGAATATTTGATTGAATTGTCAAACATACTTGAGAAAGATATAGAAAAGGGGATGAAAATCCCGTTTTACACAATGAAACAAAGTAAAGAATATAAAAAGGTTGTCCATAATTTCAACAAAACATCATACAGAAAAATATGGGTACTACCTTATCTAAAAAGTATGAATATAAACAATGACCTGGAGTACATAATGATAAAGCTCTACAACCGTCTGGTCATTCCTGAATCAAAACCCAAGTTCTTCATCCTTGCAGAAGCAATACAAAAAAGTAATACTGTTACAATAGGGCAAATAATGCAATGCCTAGAAACACTATCAACATATGAAATGTGTATTATTGGTTGGTAGATACAACTAAATTATCAAATCATATGACTATCTCTTCAATTGTACATCTTGAGACAAGTAAGGGTGTTGATTGTTTCTGTAAAAGTACACATCTGATACTTGGACTTCTTTTTCTGTCAAGTCTGTGTATGAATTCAAGTGAACAACAAGTGGAAGGGATAAAATATCTGACATGTGTTGCATGTCCATTAATGATACACATACCATACAACTATGAACTTCCTTTGCAGCATTGATAGCATGAGATGGGCAGATATATGTATATATTACATTTGTTGTATTTTCTTGCTTTATTGGCACAGTCATAACTTCAAGCTCCTTTAATGTAAATTTTTTCATTGTTGATTGGGATGGAATTCGGACTACTGCATAGATACTGCTAGTTGGATTGATAAACTTGTATTGTAGTCTTGTGGCTTGTTGGAGCTTTGAGGTATTCATTTTTATGTTTTTTTGCCAAATAAATTTTATATCCCTTTTTTTGTGCACAAACCCTCCTTCAATCTTGTTGCTGCAAGACAAATCAGTTTCTTTTTTAGATGTTCGCTGTATTCAAGAGTGTATATTGTTCATCTTCAGATAATTTTTTCCCACCAGTGTAATGGTATACGAGTTTCTCATTGTAGAGTATATCTGCAAAGCTCTCTGTATCTTTATCTAAGGAGATAGATACAAGCTGTCTTCCATATTTGTCATTACCAAAACACTTTGCAAAAATGATAGACACTTTGTGTTGAAGAAGTGTTTGTATCTGCTTCCTAGTCAAGCTGTCTTCTAATTGACATTCAACTCCACAAAGCTGTAATAGACGATTCCTTGATTTTATAGCCAAACATTTATTGAGACTACTTTTCATCTCACATGAGTCAATACCTAATAGCCTTGCATGAAACCTAAAGTAACTATCATATACTGGTATAACAATTTGGATTGTATCACCATCATATATATCTACAACACGAGCATATGTTTCAATTCCATTTAGCGTCCATAGTGGAGTTTCTATACCATGTTCTTTCAATCTATTCATCTTTACTATTAGGTTTGTTTTAGTTTTGTCAGTTTTTTCTTTGTCCCAGCACCCTTCTGACCACTAGTACTTTGGCGAAGTTCAATTACATCTTGTAGTATAGCACCAGCCTTGTTGATCATTGATGCTTTTATCATTCTAAGCGCATTATGTTTGACCTGCTGGAAGGTTTCATCCTTATCATCATATGGGTCTAACTCAATTTGCAAAAGACCTTGCTTCTCTTTCATTTGAGGTATGATGTACAACTTAAAATAAGCAATTTGCACATCTGTCATTTGGGTATGTTTCCGCAGAATTTCCGCAAGCTTATTAAACTTCTTTTTACTGTCATTGTACAGTTTTAAGCATTCTGTAAATAGTTTGTCCAGCTGTCCTTCATTGATTTCTCTTGAAGATGATGAACCCATTTATGTTATAGTAGATATTTTGTACTTGGTATCAGAAAAATTGAAGAACTTATAGACAACCAACATATGTGTGTCAAACACGATGGATACTCTTCACATGGTTTTTGATGTATTTTGTTCTAACCTTCAAACAAACTTAGAATTAAGCCCGACAGATGTTGCCAAGCTAAGCACGGTCAGTAAAGACTTCAAGAATCATGTGCACAATTCAAGTTTACTCTCAAGTACATCTGTGAATGTATTCAAGCCAATCTGTCTAGTTCAAGTCGTGCGAAATGTAGATATGCCTATGAGGTGTCTCTGTATATTGAGTAAATTATTAGATTCTACAGCTGTATACAATATATCATGGATGAAACATGACGACATATTTACCAAAGCTAAACACCATCCAGATGAAACAACAGAGTTCTTAAGATGTCTCTTAATCTACTTCTATAAAAACAACAGTGTTTATTCACAAACAATAGAAAAATGGTTGAAGTTATACCTACAATCAGTTGTAAAAACTAAGTGTCATATTGCTGTGACTTATCCTGTTAAATATTTTGCAATGCACAAAATCTTGAGAGGAAAAGCAACACCATATGAAATTAGTAGGGTCATAGCAAAGTGTTCAAAGGTTATTACATATGATTATGAACTACCAGATGTTCAAGTTGTCCATAACCTTGAAGATTTTTATAACAGTCTAAGTAGCTGGATATACATCTATGAAAATTCAAATTATTACTTACATAACAATAACAACCTGATTTGTTACATCATGATTTTTGTAGAGAATTTTATAAATCGTATTGATATCAAGTTGATGAATGGTGGTATCCTTGCAAAAATATATGAGCGTGCTTACACATTTACTAGATTCCCTAGTGACATCTTTATAGATTGCAAAGTAAAGGAAGTATCACGCCGTATTGTAAGGTTATTGTATAGCCATAAGAGTCATTGGTGGGCATACTATACGCCCATCTTTCTGGTTAGCTAGCTGTTATATGACTTTCACAAGATTGATATATGTTTATCTTAGTTTATTTCTTTTGCAACAGTTTCCATTACATCAATTCTTAGTATTGATAGAGTCTGAGTAATATTTACTAATATTCTGTTTTTTGTAATTGTTTTTCAATGCTTTACTGCTTCACAAGTAAATAAATTCGTAAGCCCTTTTTTACATTGAAGCACATTTGTGTTGTGTCACTTTTCAAATCCATTCTGCACTTCCCGAGGTTTATACAAAAATCTTCTGTTTCATGTAACCAATCAAATGGTATCAAGTCGCATGCAGTTTCTCGTTGTGTTGTGGATTTGTTACCTCTATCAATAGAGTTTTTCATCCAGCCATTGTACAAGAATCGCTTACCATTACATGTAACTCCTGCTATTGAATGTGCCAAACTGCATTCTTGTTTATTGAAATTATGTAACATCATGGATACAACTTTATAGCTCTTTCCATTTATTACAAATATATCACCATCATGATGTACATTTTCATGAACAAGATAAGACATGTTCTGAATATTCAATATCCTCAATATGAATATTTCTGAAGTTTCTAATGATTTCCTTATATCAGGTATTGAAATTTTATTTATTTCGTCAATGTTTACCCGATAATTCTTATTATCAATATCATAACGGATAATATGATTAGTCGTTGCATAATACAAATTTCGTTCACTTTCATTGTAGTTAAATACAAAAACTGGTTTGCCAGTTATTAATTCAAAAAATTGAGGTAGATATGCAAATTCTTGTCCACTCGTACGAATACTTGGGTTCAGGAAAAACTTCAAGGGATCGCGATTATGTAATTCAGTCAATATATGTTCTGGTTTCAGTCTGTTAAATTCAATTACTGCATCTTTTTCATTTTTCAAATACTTATCATGTAGTAGTGATTTTAACATATCATATAGCTTATCATCTTTGGGCCATTTATAAGATGCTTGGATAATCAGTTCTCTAATGCCATCACTATAAAAAATTGACATTAAGAGAGAATTGAACCAGCATGTTCCTATGTATTGTGGTATTGTGATAACTTGAGAACATTCTTTGGAGCTGTC